GTCCAAAGGCATACTCGCCGCCATGGCGCTGGCAGGAAGCACCAATCGATTGAGCAAAAGTCCGCTGTTGTCAGTGCCTTTATAGTAGCTGACCTCCACCTCTTCGGTCGCGCCTACGGAGCCAATTATGTGCGACGAAGAATGTAATATTCGCGTCGGGTCCACCATGAAGATTTGCCCGATGGACGTGGCAACGATCTCTCCCGTGGACGGCCCTGCAAAGACGGTGAAAGTCTGTCTTACATCGAGAATCGGCATGTGGGCGGCGCCCAAGGTGCCAAAATTATTGAATTCTATATGAGGGACAAGAGCCTTCAGATGGTCTACTATCTGTGATGGGTTTTGCGTCTCCATGAAGCCGCCGACCGCAGACAGAAGAAAATCACGGCCAAGCGACACAGATGAGGAGTCGAACCTAAAGCCCGTGTCGTTCCATACACCGTTTGCCCGCTCCTCTATATGAGCAACCAAATCCCCTTCAACGAATATGATCCGGATACTGCCGTCAACACCCTCGCTGCCCTTGATATACAGGGTGTTGAACGGATTGCCCCGTGCGAGATTGGTCGAGCCCGAGCGCTGGACATTAATGACCATGGGACTAGTCCACGAGCGCCGCTGTTAATTTCGCCGCCTTGGCTTCGTATTGAGCCTTGACAAGGTTCGCAGCAACCATGGCGCCCTGTAAACTTGCCGCTTGCTCCTCTAGTTTCGTCTGCTCTTTTTTCAATCCCTTTTCTCTGCCACTGAGAGAGATTTCCAGATTTTTAAGTCGATCCATATCAATGCGACTTGTCTGCTTATGAGTCGCTTGCTCCGTTCGCAGAGTGGCGCGATCATTTTTCAGCGTTGTGTCTCGCCGCTTAATTGACTCTTCCGACTTGGCCATAGCCTCTTGCCTGGCGACAAGATCCGCTTCTGATTTGGACTGCGCCGCCTCCATCGCTTTTGCGTGACTGTCCAGATCCTTGCGCATAGTTTGCAGTTCAGTGATTTCCGCCCGCGCAGTCTTTGCGGCCTCTCTGGCGCTGGCTTCCCTTTCCTCAATGCGAGCTATCGCATCTTTTGTCCGTTCAGGATCGCTAGCCGCATCAAGAAGTGCAAGCGCTGATGCAGCGCCCTGAGTGTGTATAGCGGCCATCACAAGCCCTCCGTAAGATATGCAGTGCCATCCAGGTCAGCCGCAATATTTTTGATGTATGCGATATTGTCCTTTGGCCCCATCTCAATGAACAAGATGACCTCTGCCGGTAGGTACACGTCACCTATTGTCGCGACCGGTGTAGGGGCTATTACAAAATGAAGAGGTGCCGTCGCGACGAGCTGAAATATTCTCGTGTCATTGCTGTTGTTGGCCACGGTCGCCAGAGCGGAGCTATCGCTGAACTCCGTAACAGTAGTTGACCCAAGGCGAAGCGCCTGGACCGGGCGACCGCGAGAGTCCGTTGCGATTTTGGTCATAGCTAGGCTCTTTCATAAAGCAGCCGGAAGAGGGAGGAACCGGTCAATTTTTGGGGGAGGAGAAATAAAATGGGTCACTGAATCTGGCCATTCAGTGACCCTGCTCAAAACCCCAGCGCTACCAGAGGGAAGCAGCTAGAGGTTGAGATAACTTTCGATTTCCTATATGGGCGACGAAAATCAAAAGTTATTTGCAAATTAGAAAAAGGTCAGTCGGCGAGTTTGAAATCGCGAATATCAGTTTGAATTCCAAGCTTCAATAGATATCTGATCATCGCAGCGCGTTCCGGCTCCCCGCGCGCATCACACCGCTCATCTATTTGCTGCGCCAACTTTACGGGAACACGAAAGACGAGCTGTTCAGTCATCGTCTCACCGTCCAAGGGGCGTCTGCCGCCCTGATGTCCTCTATGCTTTCCCATCCCATAACCATAATGAGAAGACTAGGAAAATACAAGGGAAGGGGTTTTCACGGAAATGTGATCAAACGTGATAATGTGTGATAGGTATTGCATTGCAAAATCAAAAACGATGCCTTATATATAGATCACCAACGACTCCAATAGGAGAAAGGACATGTGTGAGCGTATAAAAAAGGCAGAAGCTGCTTTGGAAAAATATCGCCAAAGAGCAGAGTCTGTCCATCACTTAGCTGAAATGGTTGGAAAGGATGTTGAAAAACTTAAAGACCAATTGTTGGTAATACAGATCGTCTATATGGTGGCATCGGCACTGGCTGTTAACGACTTTGAGAACCACCACCTACAACAAGACAAAGTCAGAGCAGCCCAAAAGCAAGAGAACGAAAAAACGTTCATTCAACCAAAAACCAACGGAAATGGAGGAATGAAATTCTTCTAAACTTATGACCGGCCAACCTCAAATTGGCCGGTTTTTCTTTGCTTGCCCCAGACATGACAAAAATGCCGAGATTCCGTCTGGAATCTAGCACTTCTTGAAATAGGCGGTCCAGACCTTGCGCGTCTGGACAAACCTCTACGTTTGCGCAAGCAATCCCCGCTGAATATCATACGAGATATAGCCTGTCAACAATTTTCTTTCATCTCAAATTAAAAATAATTTATAGCTGAACAATCAACAACTTATCCACATTAATATCAGTATTCCCAACTTCTCTTTACAACAGAAGCATATTCTGGTTATATTTCCCGTTACGGTTGTTGTCCTGAGTAAGGCAACTGACCAATCACTTGGTAAGCTTGGAAAAATAACCCGGCTACTTTCTAAAGGGACGAATAAATGACAAATGAAACGAACGGTGAGTTGCCAGTAGGGAAAGAGGCAGATAATAACATCGAATTGACGACGGATATTGTTGCCGCCTACGTTAAAAATAATACGGTTACAATGACTGATCTCCCAAACCTAATTTTGGAGGTATCGAACGCTGTATGCCAAGCCGCTCACAATGAGGCAAAACCCATAAACCCCGATCTTATACCTGCTGTCTCTGTGAAAAAATCTATCACTCCGGACTTCATCATCTGCCTTGAAGATGGCAAGAAGTTCAAATCTCTAAAGCGGCATATACGAACGCACTTTAGCCTCACACCAGATGAATATAGAGAGAAGTGGAGCTTGCCCTACGACTATCCCATGGTGGCTCCCAACTATGCTACGACCAGATCTAACCTTGCGAAGAAGATGGGTCTTGGAACTCGGCGATAAAAAAGCGCCGCTTCATTCCAGAGCGGGGGGCCGGAGAAGCGGCGCTAGTTGGCTTGTGCAGCTTTTATTTTAACAATGGGGTTGTTGTTATACTGAGTACTCACTCCCCTTGTATTTTTCATAGGCTTTGCAGCCCACGAGCGAAGATATAGACTCGCACAGGAGTAAAGTAAAGGGGTGTAGTTGTGACAATACGTATCTATCAACTACCCCCCTCCTTTTCTTGTTATTTCAAAGGCTGCATTCCTTCGTCACTAGCCCCGAACCTGTACGCAAGAACCGCGCGAATTGAATGCAATTCAGGATCAATACCAATACCCAAATCACGATCGAAAATGCTTTTGTGTTGCCAGCCGCTAGATTCATCATGAAGATCATAGGTTACGAAATTATTCGAAACTGAAGCGCTATCACTATCAAACTTTGAATAACGATATTCGACTTTGAACGACATATTATTTTCGAATTTGTATTCACCACCAACTCCGACAAAGTAGCCACGAAGCTCATCAGGGAAACTAAGGGACAAAGTATCGGTGCCCCTGCTATCACCCGCTACCAAAACCACATTTCCATCAAGGGTTGCTTGTGTATAGCCGCCCATCCCATAAAGCAACATTTTCGGAGTAAGCAACGCTCCAATGCGCCCGCCAACACTCCATACTTTTTCCAGCTCAACATTGCCACTAAGCGAGCCGGTTAATGCCCAATCCCGCTGGCTTATATTCCAAGGCATCGCAAAGCTACCATCAGAATCTGCATAAAAATCATAATCTGCAAAGGCACCAATGACAAACTTCTGACCAATTTGTTTATCGACACCAACCTGAATTGTGCCAAAGACCCGCCAATCATCATTTATATCATTGATAGATTTTGAATAACTGTAATCCTCATCTTCTCCGTTGCTGAGCCCATTATCAAACCACCAATCAGCTATTTTCCACCACTCATCTTCTGGGTCCTCACATTTCCCGTCTCTATCTATTCTGTAACAATTCCTTTCCATCAAATCCTTCGATCTGTTCGCGTTAACTGACAAACCGCTAAGCAAACCCGCACCACCACCTACACCAAAATAAACACCATCCCAGGTAGATGTAGGATCAGCCTTTACGTCCGATATCCCAGCGAGCCCAAATGCGCCTATAAACGCTAATGCGAAACAACTTCTTTTCAACATTAGAAACCCCTTTTTAATTGCTTAAAGCGCTACCTCATTGCAATTAAGGTTGTTCCAATGTAAACATTAATAATTCATTAATTTCCTGTTATAAACAGAAAAAGGCGAAAGGTTTTGCTATGACCGCGAGAAACCAAAAAGTTTCAAACAAAATCAGGAAACTGAAAGCCGAGGGCAAGCCACAAAGACAGGCCGTAGCGATCGCGCTGTCGATGGTCCGGCCCGGAACAAAAAAGAAAACCAAGAAGAGAGCTTAAACGTAAGCGACGCTGTCTATCGGAATGTGAACGACGAATTTCTCGGCCAAGAACACTCTGATTTTGTCTGTGCCGCCAGAACGCCGGACAATGCCCGTATAGCCTTCAAACTGCCCGTCAAGCACTCTCACCTCGGAACCGACCGGTAGCAGCCCCTTGCGCCTGTCACGGGTCGTGTAATCATATTTCCCGTAGCGCTCATTACGCCTGAAGCGCTCGACTATATCAGCGGCTATTTTCGCCGGGCGCCCATCCATATCATCAAGCAATCTTTGGACACCTCTAGCTTCGCCGATATCATAAAAGCTTATGCCCGTCTCTCTGCCGACGAACATGTATTTATACAAAAGACCGCGCTCAACCTTCACCCGCTTATTGAGCCGTGTGACCATGATCTTCTCCCGAGGGTAGTAGACCTGGCAGCCAAGCGCGGTCAAAGACGCCTCCGCTGTATTCATTCCTAAGTGATCTGCGACCACCAAATACCATTCAATCATGAGATTTTCTTACTTTCTTTTTGTAAATACGATCCCTTTATGAGATCAACTTTTTTTCATCAAAGGTTTTCCCCAAGTCACATGTTGACTGGCACATCCGCAGAACGAACTCAGATTGGGTAATAGGTTCAGCCCAAGATTCTTCAAAATTCTGACGATCCCAGCCATCTGGATCAAGAATTTGGAGACCCGCATAATCAGGATGCGCGAGCCATTCGTCTGCCGTTTTCTTTTCATCTTCATCATCAATGGCGTTCTCAATCCTTGTCGGGAAATGCTTGATGCCAAACCATGCGCTGCGACGGTTCACTGTGGAATTGAAAGCTTGCAGGCAGGAAAACAGATATTCAGCGAGAATAAAATCTGGCGTGTCCGATCCATTCTCCATGGAATATTTGTTGATGAGCCATTCAAGCTCTTTCACAAAGTTCACGCTGCGCTCTTCAGCCGTATCTTCAAACGGTTCTTTTGGGGTACTGTCCATAGTCATGCCGCTACCTCCAACCGCAACATTTTCTCAGCCATGCGGGCTCGCGCTTCACAGGCTAAGCGCAGTACACGCACCCGAGGATTCCCTGGCCAGAAATACATCTCAATCGTCATCAGCATGGTAGCAACCTGGTTCAGGTTGACCCAGCGCTCGACCGGATCGACAACCTCATCCCAAAGGGCGAGGAAGGAAAACCTTGCAGAAATCTGGTGTGGACAACACTCAATAATAAGACGCCGGATCTCAGCCATGGCAAAGTCATCAATCGTAATTGGCTCATCCAAATTCTCGTCCAAATCATCCCTGGTCGCTTTGAGCACCAGTATCAAATCACTCGTTGGAGAATGTTCGGCTTCAACCACCACAGGCTTGGTCATCGGCAACGGCGGCGGCGCCCGGAATTGCGCGTCATCATCAGGTTCATAGTACGAATAATCATCGTCCTCGTCCGGTCTCATCCACCAGTCAAATATGCGCGTCGCAAATTGACCTAGCTGTGTTCTCAGCAATACGAAATTCATTGTCTCTCTCCTCAATTTTCATGGTTTCAAGCGTGCCCGGCTACCTCAATGCTAAATCCAAATTTCGTTGCAATTTCTTGGAGCTTCTGCGCTCCGTAATATTCTTCCAGTGCCTGGCGTGACGGCGGATAGCCGAACCACGCGGCGAGACGCCCAAGCTTTTTCGGAAACCATTTTCCGTTTGGCTGCTTGTCCTGGAGCTGGGCGAGAAAATAATCCGCGGGCAACGTCCATGCCTCTGGCTGCTCGTGCCATTCGGTCGTGGCCTCGGCCTCAAAATCCTTCCAGGTCTGTTTGCTCAGGTAGGTGCTGCCGTGCTGCAGGTCCGTGTCGGATTCTTTGCAGGCCGCCTCGTAAGCTGGCAGGGCATCGATCGCCGCTTGACGGTTTTCAGCGGAAAGAAGTTTCCAGGATTTGGCCGCTGACTGCTTGCCCCTTTTCCTTGGATACCTTTTCCAAAATTCTTCGAACGTGGGGCCGCGCAAATTTTTCGATTTGCGCAATGTTTCCTCACCATCAAAAAGAGTTATAGGACTCGGTCTATCGGCATACTCTGAGTCTTCTTCTTTTACTTCTTGGGTATGGGTGCATATGCCAGATTGCGTTTTGGCATGGGGTTTGGCATATGCGGTGGCATCTGCTAAATCCTTAATTCCCTTGGGTTTTGCCCATCTTTTTTGCGCATTTTTTCGCTGTTTTTCTTTGTAGTCGGTGACGTAATTCCATTCTTTTTTTAGTCGTTTTTGTGTAATTTGACTCTGCTCAAAAGTCAAAAGAGGCCGCAATCTTTCCTTGATTTTTTTCCATCTTGCCAAGCCAAGACCGACCATGCGGGCGATGTCCCGGTCGTCGTCCGCCACGCTTCCATTGCGCCGCCACATGGCCATGAGGAGCAATAAATAAGCTCCATGCTCTTCCGTCGATAAGTGGGTCGTATCGCTCAGATAAGCGTCGATAAATATCGGCATGGCCGGCGCTTTGCTCACAGCGGTCCTCCTGGATGATCGCGGTAAGACAGAGTGCTGAACTGGGTCAGCTCGGCATTGAACCTGGCTTGCACCATGCCCGTTGGCCCGTGGCGCTGTTTGCCGATAATGATCTCGGCAAGGGCGTGATGTTTATCCATCTTGCCTTGCCATTCAGAATACTTTGCAATGTCGTCAACGAGGGGTTTCTCTCGTTCCAAATAATATTCTTCGCGGTAGAGAAAGAGGACGACATCGGCGTCTTGCTCAATCGATCCAGAGTCTCTCAAGTCTGCCAACTGAGGCCGTTTATTGGCGCGCGTCTCGACCTGGCGCGAGAGCTGCGAAATGGCAATGACAGGGATGTTGAGTTCCTTCGCCAGCGCCTTCAGCCCCATCGTAATCTCAGTGATTTCATGGACGCGAGAGCTGGACTTTTTAGAGCCCACCATGAGCTGCAAATAGTCGATAATCAGTAGCTGTATGCCTTGGCGTTTTTGCATGCGCCGGGCGCGCGCCGCCAGTTCGCCGATCGATAGACCGCCGGTCTCATCTATCGTCAAAGGCAGGCGCTGCAGGGTGTTACCGGCGCTGCTCAATTGCCTGAATTGATCTTCTGTGATTTCGCCGCGACGAATCTTTTCTGATGAAATCTTAGAGATTTGCGCGATTATTCTATTCGCCAATTGCACGCTCGACATTTCCAGCGAGAAGAACCCCACCGGCACTTGGCTCAAAGCATTGGAATATGCGATATTGGTCGCAAGGCTCGTCTTCGCCATGCTGGGACGGCCTGCAATTATGATCAAATCCGAAGCCGCGAGGCCGCCGAGCTTACTATCAAGGTCCGCCAAGCCGGTAGGCAGACCGGCAAGACTGCCGTCTCGCTGATAAGCTCTATTGGCCACGTCGAGCGCTTCGGCTACCGCAGAGGAGATATGCGACGCCTGGCGCCGGTCTGTGAGCGGCGACGAAAGTTCATAAAGATCGTTTTCGACTTGACTGATTTGTTCAGCAACAGAATAGTCTATCGGCGAGTGGTAAGCCGTTCGGGTCATCTCCTCGCCAATGATGGCCAACCCGCGCCGCAGAGCCAGATCATGAATTGTCTGGCCATATCCCTTGGCTGAAATTGTGGTACATGCTTCGGCCATGAGGTGTGCAAGATATCCGGCAACGGTATAGTCTATATCAGGGCCTTGGATCTTGGGCTCGCCGTCCATGTACGACTTGAGAGTAATAGGATCAGCAACACCGCCTTTGGCAATTAAATCCGCGCACGCTTCATAGATTCGCATGTGCAAAGGTTCAAAAAAATGTTCCGCGTCTAGGAATGTCGAGACAATTTGATATGCCTCATTGGTTATCATAATGGCGCCTATCAGCGCTTGTTCAGCATCAATATTATGAGGCTCTACCTGATACTCACCGAAGTCATCTACCGCCTCTAAAGCCATCAATACCCTCTTTGATCTAACGCCGACCTTCCAGGAAGCGGATCGTTGAAAAAACGTCCAGTTGTGTCGCGAGGGTCCAAACTAGGGTATTCCAACATCACATCCTCGGTAATGCGGTATTGGCCCTGGAAGAATCCACGTAACCCATTTCCTCCTTTAATAGGAAAAGTCTCATCGCTTTCTTTTTCTTCTTTATCGCGATATACAATTCCTACAACTTGTCCTATTGTCAGAGATAGGCTTTGAGCTATTTTCGCGCGAGTAAAACCTAATTTAACTCTATGCAATACTTCTATCTTAAGCTCTTCGTCGTGCTCTTTTCTAACTGTACCAACAAGATTGCTTCTTTTTTTCTTAAGAGAAACCCCGCGTCTACGTAATGTAAGCACCCGTTGCTTAACTACTTTTGATGGCACGTCCAATTCTCTGGCAATGTCTTCGCTCAATACATTTTCATCCCAACGCTGGATGAGAAGACCGTCACATTCGCTGGTCCAATTCATGTTGCCCCCGCGAATAGAGGCGTAGATTCATGAGCTTTTTCAGGGATGAGATTGCAGATTGAATAATCCCAGATGCCTAATGCATCGGCTTCATCCGTCGTGACTGCTTTCCAGCCACGATATTTGCAGGCTTGGAAAACCGGATATGGCTTGGTCTTCTTGCCGAATGTGTAGCCAACGAAGTGCCGCTTCCAATCCCAATTGTCAGCCCATGCGCATTCAAAGCCACTGGTGTGACATCTGAATTCCGTATGCGAGACAAGGCCGTTCAGCTTCAGCCGGACCCAAATAGTGGATCTTGCATTGGTCATATTGATAGGTTTTTCGACGACTACCAAATCTGGCGCATACCAATCCAACATTCTGATGAGCCATTTATCATAGACAGCGAGAAACTTACCGATATCTTCACCGGTCTTTGGCAACCTGTGCGTACCCCACTCAGGGCCATCGGCAGGAGTGCCGACAGCCCAGCCGAGTTGGGTCGCAAGATCTAATGCGAGAATTTTCACGCTGCACCTATGCAGCGGCGGCGAGCGCGGAGTCTCCTAACGGTGTCCCGGCAAGCTCGCCGAGCATGAATACGATCTGATCATAGCTTTCCAAATCCGGGGTATCCAAATCAGTACGGCGCCGCTCGGCAGCCTTCTCAGCGGCGCGATCCTTGACGATATTCTTCAGAGCTTTCACGGGAAGGCCCTCGTTCTTAGCATCGCGGAAAACGACTTTGATATCGCTTCGTATAGCTTTGCAGGCCAACATATATGCTGCCTTTTCAGTCTCAATTTGACCGTTCAAGTTTGCAACGAGATCGAGAACGTTCTGAACTTTGTCAGCGTCATGCGGGCTGTTATGACCGGGGCGGATTTTCTTTACACTTTTTGCCAAGGGACTTTCCTCATACTGGGGTTACAAAATGGTGCCCCAGACCATTTAAGCGGTGGCGGTCTGGGGCCATCAGCGCGGCAGCGGGCGGGGGGCCAAGCCGCGCGGACGATTCAATACAACGGCGACTGGCCGCATTGCATCAGCAATCTTTTTGCTATTAGAGGAAAACGAGTAACACAGCTTTCCCGTTTTAGCAATTATTTTTTCATTGTCGGAATGTTTTTGCTATGCGATAATTTGAAAATGCAAAAAGATTCGGAAACGTTCGCACGCACACGCCTTAAAAACTTGCGGAGAAGTCGTCAAATCACACAAAGAGAAGTCGCCGAGAAAGGCGGCTTTAAGCTGGATAGCAACTACCGGTATTACGAATTAAAATTCTCATCTGATTACCTGCCCCCGCGAATCGAAGAGCAATTAATCCGCGCTTTTCTTGGGAACGGCACGCCGCCAATTCAAAAACATGAGATCCTCGGCCTGTTTCATCCACAGGAACTTGTTGCTGCTCTGTGCCCAGACCAAACAAATGGAGCATTTATAGAGCCAGACTCTACTCAAAGTGGTATTGTGAATTCTGAGGTGGAATTTACAAGTGATTCGTTCAGCGTAAATAGCCTTTTCAATATAGCGTTCCCTCCCCTCACAGAGCTTGAAACGAAGCTTCTTTTAGAAGAAGGACAGGTCATGAAGGGACATGGCATAAGATACGGACAAATTATTCCCATGGAAGATGAGTCCATGGCTCCAGATCTTCCATATGGAATACGTGTCCTTTACGATCCAACTGCTGAGCTAACGAATGGCTGTTACGTTTTTGCGCACATGAACAAGATGCCACGTCTTGTATGCCGCCAGTTCTCTGTCGTTTCTCAAGATGGCAGAAACAAAGTGATTCGTTTAACTCCCTTAAATTCCGCTTTTGATTCCTATATTATCGACAAAGATATGCAGGGACACGTTATTGGGCGTGTTGTTTTTGCTTTCAAGTCCTTCTAAACCCCAAGTAATCCAACGATTTTCTCCATTTTCCTGTTTCAGGAAAGAATTTGCTTGATTTGGAGAAAATGTTTGTTTAAAAAGGTAATTGCAACTTAGGTGGGCTATCCATCTGAGAGGCTACCTCCCTGCACACGGTCCCGGCGATAGTAGCGCGTCGCCGGGACTGGGCGGGGAAACAATCATCTCCATAGTCATGCGTAAAGGAGATTCGCTGTGATAATTCCAGATTGGTATGCGGCCTATTTGATCGTCCAAGGACGAGCTGCAGCCAGAGGGGGGAATGAATATGGACACGAATATAGCGCAACTGAAAAAGCCTATTGGGCACTCGGATATGAATCTCTTGCCAGAAAAAGATTTTTATCTGGTTGTCGAGAGACAGGGTGACGGTGAAATGGCTGTGCCCTCGCAGATTTTGAATAAAGGCGGGCGCTCTAAAGTCCTAAAGGATCTGATGATTGGTTATTACGGAGCCCCAGTAATGATCCTTCGGCTGTATGCAAATGGGGTGTGGATAGATGTTTCCAGTTCATTTGCAACATTTTGGTATTGCGAAGTCGCAATCCAAATTAGGCGCTCTAAGTTACCGCTGCCGCCGTTTCTCGAAACATATTTACACGCAGAGCTTCGCCCTGACTGGCACGTAAACGAGGCTGTGTAATGGCGCGAAAACGCAAAAAAAAATCATCTCATTCGGCGTATTGCAAATCCCCTTATCGTTATAGCACTGAGTATAATCGTTGGCGTGAAGCCATCGGAAAAGGACACGAAGCTTTGGTCAAGTCGGCCGATCGCCTTTGGCGCCAGCGTTTCTGCTCAGGAGCATTGTTCGAGTTAGAAAATGACGGTTTACCAGCGAATATGTGAGTTTCAAGCGGAAGCATATTTCGCTGATTGGTTCAAATCCAATCCTAAACATTTGAGGCTTGCGCTGGCGCGCGGATTGCACAAATGGGCTCAGAACCAAATTGAACCTTGTGTAACCGACTTAATGCTCGGCGAAGTCTTCAGGCAATATGGTCACTGCCTGCTTGCGAACTCTTCAGAGTTCGAAGTTATAGCGCTGACATATGGAACGGCAAAACATCCCTATGTCGTCGGCTGGGTTGAAAGCAGTAGTGGCATTGAACGCAACAAAGCCTGTTACTTTCCGCCCTTTGCTCAACTGATGTACTTGGATGGCTGGGACCGTGGCCGCAATGATTTGGAGTGCAATACTGACGAAAGGTATCGGCAATGATCTACATCGCGTTCCACGTCATCGCATGGACCGGCTTCATCGTTGTATTCGGCGGCCTGGCATGGGAGCAATTTGGAGGTGAGAGATGAAAGACCTCATTTATCTCATTCCAATTCTTCTTTTGATGGTTCCGATTTGCTTGGTTGCATTGTGGACAACACGGGAAACTATTGAGTTTATTAGGATTGTGATCAATTGGTGGGTACACGGTAAATGAAGACGAATGGAAAACGCAACTCTCTCGCCTATGAAGCTCAAGTCTGGCGCCTGACCCGCGACAGACTACTGGAGATGATCCCCGAGCTGGCTGACGACGAAGAGTGTCTTGTCGATACTGTGGACGGTGAGACCGGCCTGGACGAGGCTGTGGGACGCATTGCACAAACCGTCGTCATGGACAAGGCGATAGCTGCAGGTCTTGCCGATACTATAAAGAGACTTCAAGAGAAAAAAGCACTTCATAGCGATCGGGCGAGACGAAAAACCGCCGCTATTTTCTATCTCATGGATGATCTCAGTAGACCAAAAATTGTCAGCTTCGGAATTACTTGTGCAATCCAAAAGAACCCGCCAAGCGTCGGTCAAGCCGACGTCGATCAACTGCCAAAGAAGTATATCAAAACCACACGCGAGCCAGACAAGAAAGCCATTCTTATCGCTTTGAAAGAAGGCAAAGTCATACGCGGCGCTCAGTTGAGCAACCAAGCAACCAGATTATCAATCAAGTAGGAGAGTAAAATGCCATTGATGCTGAATCCGTCTGATGGCGGCGACTTTACGCCGTTCATAAAATTCAATGCCAAAGCTGGCCGTTGGTACGTCAAACCAAAAGACGCCTCAATGGAAATCGAGATCGTCAGTCCCATTCTCGCTTTCGATATGGCCAAGATCAAAACCGGTTGGCTATGTTTCCCGACAGCCAGTGCTCCCATAAAAAAATGGGACCCAAGCTTAACCGAGATGGCCGATCAACCAGAAGGGAAATTTAAGCGGGGATTTGAAGTCAATGTCTTCGGCAATTCACAAATTTCTGGTGGCTACGGCATAATTGGGCTTCGTGAGTTTTGCTCTTGTGCCAATTCGACTGTGACAGCCATTATCAATATGTATGCGCAATTTGAAATGGAATTGCAGGGCAACCAGCATATGGTCCCAATCTACAAAAGCATGGGCGTCGAACCGATCCCCGGCCAACACGGCACGAATTACGAGCCAAAATTCGATCTCGTGAAATGGGTGCCGCGAGAGAATATCCCAGATTTCAATGTTCAGAAGCAGGCCGCGCCAGCGCAAGCGAGCAGTGGGTGGAATGGTGATGCTCAAGCGCCGCTAGCTGTGTCGCCGCCGCTAGATGTGGCTCCCCCGGCAGATGTCAACTATGGCGCAGAGCTAGAGGACGAAATTCCGTTCTAGGTCATGTCGAAGCACGCTCTCAAACCCGGCTCATTCACTATCACTCCTGTGATTTTTGAATGGGCCGATGGCAAAATGGTTCCGCTCAGCCGCTTCCGTAATGTTTGTGTCCGGCAATTCGAAGAGGGCAAACAATACAGCTTGGGCGAGATCGAAGAGCGTTCCTTTAAATCACATGGGCACTATTTTGCGAGCGTCGGGGAAGCGTGGAAAAACCTACCAGAAATCTATGCCCAAGAATTCGCGTCGCCTGAACACCTTCGCAAATATGCCCTGATCAAAACCAGATGGTTCAACTTAGAATCAATGGTTCTTGGGCGCAAGGCCGACGCTCTTAAAGTCGTGGCTTTTGCACGGAAACATGACGAGTTTGCAATCGTGGCCATCGAAAAGAATACCGTGCGCGTTTACACCGCAATGTCTCAATCTATACCGGCGATGGGCCGAGCTGATTTCCAACAATCGAAATCAGATGTTCTCGACTTCCTGGACGACCTATTGAGTGTCAAGCGCGGTTCCCTTTCAGCAAATGCAGGAATGAGCGCATGACAAGACTCGTAATGAAGCCTCGCGAAAAAGCCTTTCTACGCGATGAGCTTATCAGTCACGACAGCGAACCGTTTGATTACATTTCCGAGCTTCATGATATTTTATGGAGGTTTGTTCGATCGCAGCATCCAGACGCTAATGGAAATCTGCGTGACTGGCTTCCTATTGCTCTTGCAACAGCAGAGCACAAAGAATGAGCATTATCCAACACACAGGGCCGCGCTTCAAGGCCGCGCCCTCCCGCCACCGCAATCGCAAGCACAAGCCTCGAACAGGCATTTCCAAGTCTCACCTCGTGAGCATCCGCAATCTTCGCTGCTGCATTACCACCGCACCGGCGCCGAGCGATCCGCACCACCTGAAACAAGACACCTTTGAGCGCGGCATGGCCATGCGCAGCTCCGACCGCTGGGCGATCCCCATGTCGCGGGTTGCTCACAACGCCATCGAGCGCGAAGCTTCATTGAATGAAATCAGATGGTTTGCAGAGCGCGGCATCGACTGCTTGCAGTTTGCGCGCGACCTATGGGCGGCGCGTGATGACTTCGCCGAGATGACACTGGTCTGGGGGCGTCACGTCGGTGGCGTCATTTATTGGGCATAAAGGGATGGGCATGAGCAATATCACGAACACGCAGAAACTGGACACTGCAATTTTAACCTTCAACGCAATGGAAAACAATCGCGAAGAACAAATCGAAGGTGGAATATCAAAAACCTGGCTGAGCAACCAGATGGCAATCCAACAAGCGATTATTCGCGACTACCGCACAAAGGTCAACGCGGAGCGGGTGCTATGATTGAGCGTGACTATGACGTCCTGCAAGAGCTGGACAGACAAGGCGAGCGGCAAATGGAGCGCGTCCGCCGGGAATTGCAACATGCCGGGCGGCAGGATCTTGTTGACGAGCTGAACGCTAAGTTGCGCGACATTCGCCTTGGGATAACTGGCGCGCAAGCGACATGGGAAGCCTTGTCAGGCATACAACGTTTCGCCCTTAAAACACTGAGCGAACGCTGGTTTTTATCCAGATCCATATACTACCCGCCGTTCTACGATGCATACGGACCACCTGATGTTGTCTGGCGCGTCTGTGGCTTTCCTACTTTGCAATGTTTGCTGGACCGCAAGTTGTGCGAACTGGATGGCGAGGGACGAGATCCTTACCGCAAAGTCACAATCAATGAGCGCGGCCGCTTCGTGCACAAGTTTGGCGCAGAGCTGGAGATCATCCAATGAAGTCGAAATATACCCATCCCGCCGACGAACCAGCAATCCCAGCCGATGGCAATCTCTGCGACCGCGTGAACTATCCTTTCGCCGGCCCGATGAAGCAGCCGCCGCATTACCGCGATCCGCGCTTTACGCACCGGCACAAGTATCCATCACTTTATGTCGAAGAGCGCTTCATTCAAAAGGACGAGAAATCATGAACGACATTGCACGAAAATTAAACCTGATCGAGTTGGAATTTGATTACATTGGCGAAACTGACGACGCCATACTCATAGCCAATCCTTACGAAGAAAAGGAAAGTGTTTGGCTGCCGAAGCCGCAGATTGAGATTGAATATCATGGGCACATTGGCTGCATCACCGTCACGTTGCCCGAATGGCTGGCGATTGAAAAAGAGCTTGTGTGAAATGAATAGATTTATAGACGCAGAAAAAGCAAAAGCCATTCGCATTATCTTACAAGAAGAGTGCGGCATGCCACCGCTAGATCACAGGGATTTCTTTGAATTCTCTATTCAAAGAGAAGGCTGCGGGGAATATAGGCTCAACAGCTTACTAGGATTTGGAGGAAAGTTTCGCAATAACGGCAACCGCGACAACACCCCATACGTGGACTGCTACTTTGAGGACGAAACATCAGAGCGCACCGCAATGATCGCCCGCGCAAATGAGCGCCTGGACAAACTTTTTAACGAAGATAAAAGTTAAACTGATGCTCAGTACCGAGTTACTATCAATTGACGATCTCATCCCCGAGAAAGTCGTTTTGAAAAAATATTCCGACCTGTTCGCCGAAAAAGAATTGCGCAGCGCCCGCCAACGCGGTGAAATAGAATTCTTCGAGATGAAGAAGGGCGCCTTCTATACACAAGCGCAGCTCATTACATACATCAATCGGCACAGGAAAAAACTATGCGGAAAAAACGAACTGGCGGGCCAGTCCAGGAAAATGGACGTATCCTCGAAGTTAAAGGTCAATGGCTCGAACAAAAGGAAGGCTCGGAAAACTTCTACCGTTATTGGTATGACCCCGGACTTAGACGCACGCGCCGTGCGTCTCTTGGAACCAGTGACCTAGAAGAAGCCAAAGACCTTCTTATTGCCATTGTTTACGGCGAGCCAGAGAATGAGCCGCTATCGCCGGAAGCGGTTTTGATGGCGCAAGTTCTAAAATTCTACATGGACAGCCACGGCAACGGCATCCGCGCCAGCGGCGCAGCCGGTCGCGCCTGCACTCTGGTCAATGAATACCTAAAGACCGTGTCGGCAGCGCCCAAGGTTGCCGACTTTACCCTGGCCAGACAGCGCGCCTTCATGAAGTGGTGCAGCGATGAACATGGCTTCAAGGCAAAAACGATCTACACCTATCTATCAACCATCAAAGCGGCCATGGCGCGCGCCATCGATCCCTACCTGATTTATGACAGCAAGGGCGAGGAGCGTGAGGTTGTGATCTTGAACCGCACGCACATCATTCATTGCAAAATAGATTTGATTTGCAAAGTCACCAACCAGCCCCGGCCAAGCCGGCGTGAGTGGATACCGAACGACAGCCAGTTGGTAAAATTCATCAACGCCATCGAGCATGAGCACATTTTCCGCTTTGTCATTCAGGCGCTGAATACGTGGGCGCGTCCGGAAGCAAACATAGAACTCAGCATCAACAACCAGGTTGATTTTGAGCGCGGCATTATCGACCTGAATCCGCCTGGACGGGTGCAGACAAAAAAGATCCGCCCGAAGATAAGACTGACCGATAATCTGCGCGGCTGGTATCTCGACTGGGACGTGGACCGCCCTATTTTTTATGGAAGGCGCGCGATCATAACGATCAACAATAAGACCTTCAAAAAGATCACGGCCAAAGTCGGAATGCCGGAATTCGTGCCGTATACGCTGCGCCATTATATGGCGACACGGACAAGATCATTGCAAGGAATGCCGGTGTCGAGAGAGGAGCGCGCTGCGTGGATGGGGCACACAGATCCCGATCATCGCACCACCGAGGAATGGTATGAAAGCTTCTCGCCTAACCATTTGGTAAATGCCAGGGATGCGACGGATTTGATCATGAAAACCCTCAATCAAAAGAGCGCCAAAAACCTGTATGCGCCCAACATGCGCCCAAGCGATGGTCTTCAAGTCATTGAAAGTACAGAAGAATTCGGATGATACTTAGCCGCTACGCCCCATTAAGTAACCGTTGTACTATATGGTTTCTTGCGGCTTTTCAAGGTGTTGATGCGGCTGGACAAACCCTTATTATGTGCGGTGAACGGAATGTGAACGCCCAAGGTGCGCCCAAGTAATCCTCTTGGGCGCAACCGTCGATTCTGCGCCCAAGTGCGCCCAAGTGCCTTATTTCGATCACTCTCCGTTCACGGTGGATAAGGGGGCGGATAATGTTAGGATTTCAACCATGAGTCGATTTCTACATTATGGCGCAGGACACCTGACTGAAGTGTGGTCTACTCCTGCTAAGGATCAAGGAACATCTTTGAAGCCAAAAGGTTTATGGATCTCAATTGAGGGCGACGATGATTGGAAGGAGTGGTGTACTGATAATGACTTCGGATGTCTTGACTGCATTACTGAAATTAAATTGCAATCAGATGCAAATATACTTTGGCTTAAAAGCGCAGAAGAACTAGATGATTTTCACGAAAAATTCAGCGTCGAGTCATTTCCCAACTCAATCATTGACATAAAATTAATCGATTGGATTGCAGTAGCAGAGGCATTCCAAGGCATAATCATTGCACCTTACATTTGGTCGCGCCGCTTAGAGGGTCCTTCTTTCTTATGGTATCATGGATGGGATTGTGCCTCTGGATGTATTTGGAATAAAGACGCAATTGCTGAAATAAAATCCTTGGTTACAGAGACCTCAAAGGAGAGACAGAAAAGTGACATGCCCAAATTTTGATGATTACCATCAGGTCAATAATGGATCGGACACCTACAGGGCAATTGCAGCGGAATTGATTAAAAATAAATGCTGCATCATTGGCTGGAGCGATACTCACTACACCCATTACGATATCCTATTTACGCTATCCCCTCGCAAATTCGGACACCTATATTTCGGCATCAAAGCCGATAATGATTTATTCGTATCGCTGATGAGACGCGGCTCTTTCGGATTTGCGCTTACGAGCCCCACTAAAAATTTGCATCCAGGGTATATCGCTGAGAAACTCGGAGAGCACGGTGAGAAAACAATGCAAGCGCTCGGTGAATTGATCAACGGCGTAATGCGAGAAATTTGGAGTGACAACGAAAAATGAATCGAACGAGCGAATGAGCAAAAGCATCTGCGATGGAGATGGCAATGAATGTCCTAAATGTCATCAAACCATGAAGCGCTATCAACACCCGGTTGGCTTCATACCTAAACCGGGACGTAATCATTTCCGATACTGGGACAAGTGCAAACCATGCAGGCATCTTCAACATTACGGAGAAGCCAAGGTCATAGCAGATGTATCCTCATCAGAAATCCGCACCCCTCATGAAGACGTATTCAATGAATGGTATGAAGGATTGGGCGATCAAGAATGGTGGGCAAATACTGACCGAAGAGAAGCCTTCGCCTGGGCATGGAGCGAACTCTATGCAGGGGGCTTGCATCCGAAACAAATCAAGCCGATCCTATCCCGCGTAGTCGAAGCTACGAGAATGAGGAGATGACATGGAAGATAAATCGGAAAAGCGCATGAGAGTCTTGGCGGAACTCAGCAATGCCATCGGAAGCGTAGCCTATGAGAAAGCCGACGCCTTGATCGAAGAAGGTCACGAGATCAGCGTAATGGATATGGCCTCTTGTTTCCTGTTCTGCGTTTACAGAACGATTGATCGATATCCAGAGGAAGATAGGATCAAGGCATATGTAGAGGCAATCAGCTATCAGTGCATGATCGCGGAGAATGAAACCAAGGAAGATGTGTTTAAATTTGTATTGGACATATTGAGCGGATATACGGTGGCAACCACTCGGTTGACAAAGGACGAACTGCTGAATCGTTTATTCCCGCTGAACGGAAAATCTGGAACGTCTTAACTGATTGAATACACTTCATTTTTATGTGTAAAACGTCCGCACGCTTGAATTGACTGGCTAGACAAGTAACCAATCTCTTGTTAATACGAATCATTAGGTATAACGTAAGTTTCTTGTGGCTGCCTTATAGAGGCGGGACTACCGAGTGCGGCAAACACCCGATAGCCCCTAACCACAGCGACCAACGATTTAAGGACAAATCGCCATGGCTAAGGCCAAGCTACAGAATCTGAGTCCACAAATCATTAAAAATTTATCGTAATTACGGTAGCGCGAAAAACAACTTTCGGGAGGGTGTTGGTTTGTGCAGTGTCCAGGAGAATGAAGCTTTGCTATATGCGATCGATCGGATAGTATGGGCTCTCATTTTCCTGGACGACCTCAGAATCGATCAGGGCACGACAAAAAGAGCGACACCTGTTTGAAGGTGCCGCTCCTGGACTAATGCTAACTTGGGTATATAGAAATGTTCGAATGAACAACATAATTGATCTATCGGACCAGCTCTATATATAATAAAATGCCGCAGAGATTGCAAGCCCAAAATGAGATAAATTATGACAGGACCAATTCTCGACAAATGGCAACAGGTTGTAAATGGACCAGACAGCTACGAAGCAATAGCCGACCAATTGATGTTAAATGGATCTTGCATTGTTGCCTGGACCGATTGCAAGGACACTCATTTCGATATTCTCTTCACCGTATCCCCAAGAAGTTTTGGATATCTACAAGGGGGCATTAGGGGGTATGGCTACCTGTACATATCAATCATGAAGCGCGGATGTTTCGCATTTAACATTGACTACAACGAAGATCGCTTTCCATCCTATTTTGGTGAAAAATTAAGAGAGGACAAAGGTCCAGCTCTTGATGCTCTGACTGAGCTGATCAACGGCGTAATGCGAAAAATCAAAATTATACAATAAAGGAAAAAACACTATGAGCGTCACAAATCGCATCTCATCGGAAGCTGAGGTTAAAAAGCATCTCTCCTGGCATGAACGAGTCTGCGCTAGAGACGAAGTCCCAGGGTGTGTGACCTTCGATTTTTTCAAGAGTGACAAGTGCGTCAGAACGGAAACCTATCTCATAAATATCAACGGGCAATCCCAACTCGCGTCCGCTGATATAAGAAACGCCACCGCTCCGCGTTACAAGATAATCCTATAATAAAACATGCAAGATATCATAGTGCGTCTCCAGGAGAACGAATCTGCCAATGTCCTGACCAATGAAGCGGCAGAGGAAATTTTCCGATTGCGCCGTGTAATTCTCAAATTACATGATCAACGCGCAACTTTATTAGAGCAAGTGCATCGTGACGGGAAAACGGTTGATTTCGCCGCGAGATTAATCGTCCAGATAAAGAAAATGTGTAAGGCAGCTTGACTTTTCTCATGTTGCGCAGAAGACACGATCCTCAAATTTTTTGTTGAAATCATAAATTTCTGGTTTGCTCTGCCGTGATTCCATGTAGCAGTGTGCCAAATGACATAGAGAAGGGGGCTGGAATAGCGGATATTCATTAGAAGGCTTGGATCTTTGGCTTCTACCCACTAGCAGCCGGGGGCACACAGGGCCTCCCAGAACGCCGCTACCTGGGAGGCCCGCTCAAATCAAAATTTGGACTTAGGCAATCAAGGGAAATACAAAATGCGAAAAATAGCATTGCAATTATTGGCAGGAGCGTTTGCTCTTACCATCTACACAAGCGGGGCGATGGCAAAACATAATTGCACTATCGCAGTTCATGACAAAGGCCCCACTACGGAAGGTGGTGATAGCGGTGATGTATGCAACGTTACCCCCGCTTATATTGCGGAATTTCTTGCTGTAGGCGATGAAGCTAGTACAGCATTTGGCCATGAGCTTCAGGCTGAATGGGATCAAGGTAACGTTGTTGCGCGGAATAAAGAAGTAATAGAGTTCAATTACGAAGACATCAAAGCCGAGGAAGCGGCCCGTATAGCCGCAGACGCCGCCGCCGCTGCAGCACAGGCGACAACTGACGCAGACCAGAACTCAGCAGCAGCCGCCGCAGCAGCAACACAGGCGACAACTGACGCAGACCAGAATGCAGCAATTGCAGCAATTGTACCAGGCGAGAAGGGTGACAAAGGCGACGATGGTGCCAAAGGCGACGATGGCGCCAAAGGCAACGACGGAGCCAAAGGCAACGACGGAGCCAAAGGCAACGACGGAGCCATAGGCAACGACGGAGCCAAAGGCGACGACGGTGACAAAGGCGAAACGGGTCTAGCCGGAGCCATAGGCAACGACGGAGCCAAAGGCGACGACGGTGACAAAGGCGATATAGGTGTAGCCGGTGCCGTAGGCGACAAGGGTGACAAAGGTGACAAAGGCGATGACTTTAATGGCGATCAGCGCCTAACGGACGTCGAGCACATAGCTGAAACCAACGAAAAAGATATTGAAGAAGTTCGCAAGACAGCTAATCACAACCAAGAAACAATCCGTGATCTCGATACAGAGATTAGCGTCAACAAAACAGAAATTGAAAAGGTAGATCAAGCATCGAGAGATCGCGACACCGGGTTAGCCACTGCAATCGGCGGCAATACAACGGCGATTGAGACAGAAAGCACTGCTTCAGAAGATCGTGACGAAGCTCTACGTGTAAGGATCAATAACGAAAGATTTGCTTCGGAAGCTCGTGACGATGATCTAGATGATCGAATTGATGCCGAAAGTGCTGCTTCACTTGATCGTGACATAACTTTAGAAAGGCAGATGGATGATGATAAAGCGACATCAATTGCTGATGATCGCGCTCTAGGCACGAGAATTGATACCGAAAGTACTGCTTCAGTCTCTCGTGACGATGCTCTAGGAGTGCGGATTGACGACAATGCTACTGATATAGCAACAGAGACGGCTGAGCGCATAACTGCCGATGATGCTCAGGACGTGAAGATCGACAAAAACACAAACGACATTCTAACATACGCAACCGGAGGCAATGTTGGCGCTGTTGAGGACAACAGACTCGGTGTCAAAAGAAACAGTTCTCGGATCGACACTAACAGCTCTCGGATCGATCAGAATGAGCAAGCCATCAAAGACTCGCTCGCGCTCGCGCTCGCCATTCCATCAGATTACGTAAGTCCAGGTAAGACTGGGTCCATTGCGGGCGGCTTCGGAATGACAGACGGTGCTGAAGCTCTGGGCATCACCGCAAGCATTCGTTTCAACAGTGAAATTACCACTTATATAGGTGGTTCCACTTTGCTTGACAGCGACAGCGGCAGCAATGACTGGGCTCTCAAGGGCGGCGCTCGTTACGAGTGGTAATCAACAATAGGGAAACCAAAACTATGAAAAAGTTGACATTGAAATTACTGGTAGGGGCTTTTGTTCTTACCTGCTTTATAAGCAAGGTCAGCGCTGCTGATATGATTAGTCCTTTCGAATCGCATAGTGGCGAATCGAATAGTGGATGGAAGAGCGGCCCTTATATTGGTGGCCATGTGGGTTACGGTACGGGAAATCTCGAAAACACTAATAATGGTGCCGATGAAGATCTTGACGGAGGATTCGTCGGGGGTATCCACGGAGGCTTCAATATCGTTAATGGCGGCTTTTTATACGGAATTGAAGGTGATATTTCTTCTTTAGGTGCCGATTACACTGAAAGTGGATGTGTTCTTGGTATATGCGATCAATTGGATGTAGATTTTAACTATCTTGCAAGTATCCGTGGACGTATTGGTGCTGTTGTTTCTGATAAAACATTACTCTATGTTACGGGTGGCATCGCCTGGACAGAAGCTGAGGTGGATTATGCGATCACGGATGGAATAACCACTTTTACAGACTCCGAAGAATATAGCGAAACAGGTTTTGTCGTAGGCGGCGGTGCGGAAATGAAAATTATGGAAAATATGACAGTCCGCGCTGAAGTGTTGCACTACGGTTTCGAATTTGAGGATACTAATACTGATGCTAACTTTATAGCGGCGCGCGCAGGCATTACCTGGTTACTCAACTGAGTTATGTCAATCACATTTAAGGAATTCCTCTCTGAGCTTTAACGGACCCCCAAGTTCCGATAGAGAGGATAGAGCCTCGTAGCTGTATGGATCAACCACCCGGCAGTTGCGAGGCTTTCTCTTGCCTGAAATAAAAAAGCCCTACTCCATTGTCTGCGTGGAGTAGGGCTATCGTAACGCCCTACCATGAAGAGGACGCTCGGAGAGTGAGCAGGGAAATCGAAGAAATATTGGTAACTACTTTGCTGCTAGCCCGGCACCGGCAATATGTCAAAATGGTGGAAGTATGCACGAAAGCTGGAGAACATTACGGTGCGAAAGAGAATAAAATTCGCGCTGATGAATGCCTGGAAATTCATGACATCCTCGTCAACATAGGCAAATATTCAACGAGCGACGCACTTACGGTGCCTTTTAAAATAGACTCATATCAAAAAATGAACGAGAACGAGCCCTACTAAGTAGGTGCCCCAGCCCAAGTTGAGCACATCAACAACCGCTATCATCCGACGTTTCAGATAAGACCAAGCAGACCGATTATGTCTGGAAACGTTACGCTTGCGGCCATGAGGGCTGCGAGTATGAGAAGTTTCACGATCAGACGCAAATTGATCAAGTCCCCCCTCAACCTTGCCATTGACAGCTCCAGCTTTCTGGCCCTGTCGCGGTCCAAAACGTTGCTGTGCTGGCTCTCGCTCCTGTCTCGCAGACCCGTTCGAAGGCCCGCTTCGAGCGTAGCCATTCTCTCCGCCATTCTCAGTCTCCACTGGATGTCGTAAAAGTCCTGGCTCGGGCGAGGGTACAGTGCTGTGTCTGGTTTGGCTGAACCTGTCATTTGCTGTTGCCATCTTTAATCTCTTGGCCTTGCCGTCAATCTAGGGTTGAATGAATGAGGGCGCACAGCCGTTCAAGCGGTTGTAGCGTCAAGTCTGTCTGGGGTGTTTCTAGCGTTTCGCTCCAGGCAGGCGCTTCTATTTGCACATTTCTGCGTACTTGGCGTTGTCTTTGCGGACTTTGTCTATTGTCTTCTGAGTGTCGTCTGGATGCCAACTGTCTTTCGTACTATACACGCGACAATGATCACTCACTAGTTTGACGACAGTTATGTATTTCACTGGCGCAGACCCGCAAGCGCTCAGCCCTGTCAGCAGAAACAGGAATAACATTGCGAGCAGCTTTCTCTGCATCTGAAATCTCCCTTTCATGTTTGAGGTTTTCAACCGCGATCTTCTCGCCCCATATAGCGTCACTGGCGGCCCTTGCCTCTTTGATGAGGTTTGCGTCGCGGACGTTGATGAACAACACCAGCGAGCCTACGACGCCCGCAATTAGCCCTATATAGAGCAGAGACTTGAAGGGTATGAGCGCGCTGAGTCCCTGGAGCCCCATTCTGAGGAAGAATGACATTACGCGGCCCTCCATGTCTTGGCGACGTTGTACAGCGCTAGGCATACGGCGAGACCGACGAGAACGGCGGCGAATGTGCCCAAGGCCGGCAGGTACGTCGCGACGCCGGAAAGCTCACTTGCTGAGTCGGTGAACTGCTGGATCAGGATTGCAGAAATAGAGAGAGGCGCGACCTTCTCGACGAGATCCTTCTTGCCCTGCTGGACGACCTCCTGGACCTTCGTCGGCGGCGCCACTTCTTTGATAAGCTCTTCGCGCTCAATCTTGGCCAGTTGCTTCGCCAGCGGCCGGCGCACGAAGTAGCGCACAGCTTTACTAATCCGGCCTTCGTAATTGTGTTTTTCTTGCGCGGGGCCGTTGTACAGTTCTGCGAAAACGTGCCAGTCGCCAATCTTCATTGCCTCGTGCATCGTAATGCGGCGATAGGCAATCTTGCTGTGAAGCTTACGTTTATCATTCTTGATGAACCTTGCCATTGCCATAATCTGGTTATCACCAGACGCGCACATAGCAGCGACGAACCCATGAACGCTTGCATATTCACATTGCTTATGGTTCTGACCAAGAATCTGTGGGCCGCCCCAGGACGCTGACTTAAGCGCGGCCACTTCATCAATAGCCATCATGCGCTCAAGCTTACGATATCGCCCCGCGTGTGATCGCATGTACTTGATAACGCCCCAGCGTCGCGCAGCAAGGCCATCGCGAACAGCATGGTTCCGCTTTTTGCCCTTCAAGTTCCGATAGAAAATGTGTCCTTCACATAGGATAGGTGGCCGCCGATCTTTCCTGAACATGGAATTCAGCGACTCGACTTTCATCACAGCGCGAAGCTTCGCCGCCCGCTCCAGGCCGAGGAACTCAGCCGCGCGCCATATGCCCGCGTCCGTCAAGCGCTCGGCTTTGCCGTAGAAATTCATACTCATTAGTCGTCACGTCCTCTGCGGTCAGTCCAACCACGAGCTACCATACTGAATCTAACGTCCTCGTCTGGACCAGTAGTCCCGAAACGAATTTCACCATCTTCATTTGTATAAACACTAAATAATTCAGTCTTTTCGTGATTTCCTAAACCCGTTGCTCTCATAGTATAATTGCCGAATGCAAATGGACTAATAGCGGGAAAATCTGGATCACTAACAACAACCGACCAATTGCTACTAAGGTCATCTTGGAAACCTGAAAGTGATAAATGAGCATATATTTTAAGTCCTGGCGGAACCTGCGCATCGAAGTTAACCGCATTGTCAGTAAGCGGTACATCATCAAGTATTCTATGTTGACCCTTATCAGCCCACCACCAATCATCGCCAATCTGTAGATAAGGGAATAAATTCTCAGAATCATCTGTTTTCACCGCGCCAATACGCCTAAACTTCGTACCAACACCACTCGTATTCAGTAACTTCGTCGCAGTAATTTCTTCATCAAATCCCACATCTGTCTCACCACCATCTAACTCAACAAGGAACATATGCAGCCATTGCTGTGTCGTGAGCGTTACGCCATCGGCGAGGCCGCCATTACCAGAGCCAGGAACCCAGATATTATCAATTTTTTTAGAGAAGGTCGCCGCGAGAGCAAGATTTACCAGATTTGTGCTGTCGCGACATTCACCGAGCCTTACATCGATTTCATGATCAGTATCAGTGCCGATCGCCGTTACGAGGCCCGCAAGATGAGACCGAGGCAAAATCGCTACCGTGTCAAAGTTAAGACCAGGGGCGAACCAGTTTACACCATCAGTATATAGAAAGCCCCCTTTCCCTGGCGGAACAACAATAGCATTTTCTTTGCCATTGATAGTCTGGTCATCGTTCCCATCAATGGTGATATTGCCCAAGGAATTATTCACAAAGGCATAAACGAATGGATCGTCAACAGCGACCGCATCGGGAGTCGTGAGCACAATGCCAGAAGCCGTCGCGGAAATAAGTTTTCCTTGATCTGTTTCTTGACCTGGACGGCTAAGCGCAGTCGGAAGCAGCCCGGCGCCACCAACTACTTTGGCGAAAGCGGTGTTGGCGTTTGCATCTGTTGACTCATTGAAATCCACTAAAGGGTCGCCAATTTTGTCAACATGCTTTTGCCATTCAACCTCATTATTCTCAGTATTCGCGGCGTCATCAGTCGGCGGATTGAGATTGTACGCTGCACTGATCGCAGACGGTGTAAATGGATTACCCATGAGCATACCTATAGATTTACGCCCGCTATGAGCGGCGCTGATCAGAAAAATGTTGAATGAAAAAAACCGTTATTTCGGCGGCGGCTGATTCTCAGCGTCGTTGGCTTTTGAAAAATCAGTCAGTTCGAGGCCCAATATGGCGCCCATTACTCTAAATTCAGCGAAAGGCTTTCTCTCTGCGCCTGTGCCGAGCATGACTCTTTGGAAAACACGATTGGTAAGCAACCGTCCGGTTCCGATATTCTCAAACAACGTAACCAGGGCATTCACGTCGCCCTGTCTTAGTCCTGCAGCAAGAGAAGCCGCTTGAAGCGATGTGCCGGAATCTGATGTAACACTGAGGAAATCCGCGACATCGTCCAGATTGTTGAGAACGACATTATCCTCTGGCGTTAAGATTTTATCGAGACCGGTATCCTTTAAGCGCTTTATTTCTTTTGCGAATTGATTGCCGTTCAGGACGAATTCATTCTCTCGGCGAATAATAGATTTATCGAAGACATCTTCAACAATGCCAGCACGTATTATTCTTTTCTGATGACCACCAGGCGGCAGTTGGTTGGCACGGGTGATCAATTGAGAAATAGCGGCTGTATCGTTCCTGTCCGTCAAGTCCCGGACAACGGCAGCGACACTGGATTGACGCTCCAATATGCCGGAAATATCCATTTGATTGATTTGATCTATATCGCGACCAATCTTCTTTAGATTACCTTGCGCCTCCTTAGTCATGAGAAGATCCAAAGTGTCACTATCGAAGGTCCTCAATCTCTTCGTTAAATTGTTGATATTTTGCGGCGCAATGAAATCTGTCTCAATCGCATTCTGGAATGTCTTAAATTGCTCCTCGGGGAGCGTGTCTTTAAGGACCTGCAGATTATCAACTTGAAGTGGCTTGGCCAGCCTGTCAGCCATCTGTGCTGGCGTTTCCGATTTCGTTGCCTGAGTGATTATCAGTTTTTCTTCCGTAGCAAATTTTGCAGCCGCTACATCATTGGCCTCTTTCCAGGCAGAGAGGAACTTTGGATCAGCATTCTTCGGATTCTTGAGGACGCGATCAACCGCGAAGAAGAGCGTATTCGCTTGCGAATTCGTAAGTCTCTCTTCTGGCGTCCGCAATCCTGCAGGAGCTGTTGACTTCAACGCATTCAGGTTTGAGCGAACAGCGCGAAGCTGGTCAGTCCCAGTCATCACGACGCCATTGCGCGAGATCGTCGGCAACGACGGACTGAGCGATCCCAGTTTCTTGATCTCCGCCGAGATAGCTGCTGTCGGCGCTTGCAGGCTAACCGCTTTGCCCTTCTTTCCAGCTCCGAAAGAACCAATCTTCAACTCTTTCGCAACGGCCAAAGCTGGCGCCAAGTCAAATTCTGGCGTAGCGACTTCGCGGGCGCGGGCATAAGCAGAATTCACGGCTGCCCTTGCAAAATTATTATATTCCGCTATCCCATACTGAATAGCCGTCCCGCCCTCAGTCAGACTTGTCTTTGCCGCCTTAGCACCAGCCAGAACCTGTTTCGAGGCAGCGTCATGCATCACCTGGAAATTGCCTAGAGCAAATTTCAAAGCATCTTCATCTCTCAAACGTGAGATGGCTTGCACCGTGGCTTTTTCCTGTGCCCTGACATAGTTACTCAGTGTGCTCACCGTTGCCTGTGATTGCTGTCCAAGGCGCTGAACAAGCGGGCTAGCGGCGATCTGATTGGGAAGCAATGCAGGAATGTCCAGTACTTTTGCAGCTATCTGGGCTTTGGGAGCACCAGGAAGAATTTTCATCAAGGCCGCGCCCCGATAAATATTCAAAGGACCCGTGATCAAGGGACTGAGTGCCGTACCGGCAGCGGCTATCCCAGCCCTAGCGCCAATCCGGCCGATTTCTTCGCCGAGCGTTTCTTGCTGGAAATTCTTGCCTGTCAGAAAATCCCTTGTCTCCTCCATGATCTCTTTGATCACATCGCCGGCAACCGTCCCGGCTGCGATAGCTCCTATTTGAAGAGGTAGGCTAGATCCTTGGGTGAGTATTGCCATGCCGACTTCGCCAGCCATAGCCGGCACATCGCCAGAAATATCCGCCAAATCTCCGAGAAGTTCAAACCTATCAAGTGCGGCAGCGTCAAACTCGGCAAACGGCTCATCTTGATTTCTGCGAAACATGATTGTCGCGCCGCCACGACCAGTAGCAAACCGACCAGCCTCAACTGGAGGCTCCTGTACCTGAACAAAGTCTCCTTCGGGGAAGCTGTCCAGGAACTTCGCTTTTTTCTCCGCGAATATATCGGCTAAGCCAATATCAGCTCGGATCAGCGTATCTTCAAAGCCGGGCTCGCCCAATCGGCCGCCGCCTACCTGACTGGACAAAAACTCCTGCCTTTGAGATACATCTATTTCCTGAACTGAAGGAGTGCTGATTCCTTGCTCGCGCAATTGTTGCTGCTCACGAATGCGCTGCGATAACGAAACCTCAGCACCTTCTATTCTCTGTATACTCTCAGTTTGGCTCTGAAGGCTGGGCACAGCGCCGCCATCAAGGTCAGATGCCCTTTCCTCTTCTTCTGCAAGTATCAGTTCGGATAGAGTTGGCATTGTTCTAATTCAACCCCGTAATGCCCAGACGCGCACGTAAATCTATAACGGCTCGCAATGCGGCATCTTGCGTCATGCCATTTTTCTTCAAAATCACCTCCAAGTTATCGATTCCCTTAGCTGTCCCAAGCTCTTCATCAGTTATCTTGCCCTGAATTCTAAGCTTATCGACCAATCGAACCATGGCGCGCTCTTGAAGATCGGTAGCTGTCTCTAATGCGGCTCTGATTTGCGGCTCTGACGCGGTGATATCAAGTGTCTTAAGCGTTTCTTGTGCAATCTCACGTTCTGCATCCGAAAAACGACTGGTCTCCTTAGTGATGGTCGTAAGCATCTGCGCGGTCAGCGTCCTGAACTGCGTTCTGACCTTCGTAACTTTTGCCGGATCAACACCCGCAGCTTCAAGGATCTTCTCGCCCACTCCACCAGGGAGCTGCTGCAGAAGACCGCCAGCCTTTTCAATTACGGTCCCAGAGATGCCGCCAGCTTCTGGTGTTTTTTCGAACGCTTTCAGCGCAACCCCTAGCTCTTCCAGATTACCAGCAAGATCGCCAATGTCTGCGCGCGTCTTTGCCACTTCCTGCCTAGTAGACGCCGTAAGTGGATCTAAACCAGCCACTGTCGCAGCATCTACGCGGCGCGGCGTCTCTACGCCGCCAGCTTCGAGCGTTGCATTGATTTGCGTCGCATCGTCTGCCCGCACGCTCAAGAAATTGCCATCAGGCATTTGGAACGTTCTGAGTTGAATGGCCTTTGGCTGCGCTGGCTGCTTTATTCCTGCCGTTGCCTGCGCCGACGCTGGCGGGATGCCGCCTGCCTCAAGAGCTTGCGCTTGCGAAGTGATCTCGGTCGCGGCCGCGCGGCCGGAACCCGCAGCGGCTTCTTCTGGCGATGGCCCGGAAATCAGAGCCTGAACTTGCGCCGTAAACCTGTTTGGGTCACGACCGGCGCGTTCGGCAATACCCGTCACATCTTCCAGCAGAGGCGCTATACTTTTAGAGATCATTTCTGAATCTCGCCCAGCCCCCTTTCCCGCTTCGATAACCTCTGTGATAATGCTCATAGTATCGGCGATGGCTTTGTCCGAACGAGCGGCGAGATCACGCTGTTCCGCGTTTTTGATTTGGCGTTCCTGCAGTTGAAGCCCTTGCGACCTTAGCCGAATATTCTCTTGTGAAGTTTTCTCTGTAATATCCAGGCTTCGACTGGCCCTAGCGCCTTCGCGACCTTGTTTAATTCCAGTCTGGAGACCACCAAGAAAAATACCATCGGCCATAGCGCATTGCTCCTCTATAAATTTCTATGCGTCCGGAAGCGCGTAATGCTAAGCAAAAGCTTGCCCAAGGAAGTTGCCGCCGAACTCTCCAAGCTTGTCAATGAACGGCTGGACGGTCTGACCGAAGAACCTACCGGCTCCCTCTTGTGATCTTGCGTCTAGCTCCGCCTTTAAGCGCGCGTTCGCTCCAAGTGTCTGTGTTGCTCCTGATGCCAACTTAGTGGCAAGATCTGCTTGCAGGTTCAATTCGTCGAGCTGCGTCGTAAATTCACCACGCCGCGCTGTGAATTCCTGCTGAATCAATTGCTGGGAGAGGTCAAGCTCTTGCAAGAAGGATTCGGCTGCGACTTGTTCCGCTTGCTGTCCAAACTGCGACTCGGCCCTCGTCAATGCGTCGCCGGCGAAGCTGGAGCCGAGAACGCGGCGCCGTTGCAAATTCTCACGTAGATTACCGATGGCGCCCCGGCGAGCATTCTCAACCTCCTGCAGCCGTGACGTAGTCAATCGGCCAAAACCTGGAGTTACCTGCTCTCTTAGTTCTCCTATTTGCCCAGCCTGCTCCGGAAATGTTCTAGCAAGACCGCTAACTAAACCTTGCCGCTCAGCAGAGCTGGTGACATTTACACCACCGCTTCCGAATTTGGCTCGCAACCCTCCAGCATTGATGCCTGGTGGTGGCGGCAGAGCTGCAGGTTCGTCGCCGCCGCCGAACAATTTCGACAGGCCAAAACTTGCGCCAGCCGAAATTGCTGATGCACCTAGTGATGCAATAGCAGAAGCGACCATTAGACTCTCCTCGTCTCGTAGATCGCCGTTGGCTGATCAGGATAGACAACATGAGAAGTACCGGCGCGGCGCATGACACCATGAGCGCACATCATATCGAAGAACCTCTGATGTTCTCTCTTTGCATACTCGACCATGTTTATGTCTTTCCTGATTTCGCTGAAAAACTTGACCGCAGTTTCGATTTTGTTTCTCGGCGTCGCCCATGGGAACCAAATCATGTCAGCGACAATCATGAAGGGCGAAAACGTCGGATTCCAATGGGCACAAAAGGCGAGAACAAGACCAACTGGTCGCGGTCCCTTATCTGAACTGGCAAGCAGCGTCCATGCCTCGTCATAGTTGGCGACCAATTCGTTTCCAAGCTCCTTATTGAACTCAACCTGATCCATGTTCCCATCTGTGAATCTCTGGGCTAATGTCGGAAGTCCCTTCATACGATAAGCCGCCCAGATATAGCGCAAATCCTGATCTTCAATAGGATGCATGCTTGCGCCCCGAGAAAGTGTTTTTCTCAGTCTCCAGTTTGGCTTCGCTTCTTTCTTTTTCTTAGCCGCTCGCGGCGGTGAGCCTAACGCCGATTTCATTGATTTCGAAATTGGCCGTGTTCGTGACCTGGACCCGGAGCTGGAATTCGTTCCCTTGACCGGCGACGAGGAATTTTTGGCGCGTGAGACGTCCACTGAATTGTGTTCCATAAAATTGTCCGTCATTATAATGGGCGCCTCCAGAATAAACCGTGCGCCCCGGTACTGCAGGAAATGTAATCGTTATCGCTTCATTGAAGACTGAAATACCGGCAAATTCAAAAGTGAGGACTACAGTCGCCGAGTCGCCTTTGCGATATTTTATCCATCCCTCAAAATTGAATGCTTCAGAATCAAGGGGCGCGGAGAACAGCTTAGTAAGCCATTCAGTCTCAATATTTGTAGTGCCACCGTCCCCAACTCCAGTGCCCTCTGTCCGATAGAAATTGCCGTCTTCATCCCCCATAAAATGAAACTCAAGTCCATTCTGAGGATCGAGCATGGTCATTTGAAATGTTGGCTTAAAGTCCAGTGGATGTTCTGTCTTCCAACGCATCCAAGGACTAAGCTGCTGTCCTCTTAGCGCTGTGTTGAAAATCCACACTTCCGCTTCATCTTCGGGGAATAGGTAAGCCCGATTTAATCTCGAATTATAGGCCGACGACCAGGCTGTAAATCCCTCAATCTGGTCTGATATCTGCCTAGAAAGATCGTCCGCTTCAGAATCTCCAAATCTTTGAGTGTCTGTTACGCTCTCGATTCTTCCTTGACGCCCGTAAATAATATCGTTGCCAATATAAACGAGCGATTCCTCGCCACTCGCATTGGAGCCAGGATAGAAATCACTGAACGAGAAATCTTTCGCAGAGGAGCCCGCCAGATTAAATAAACGGCCTTTTTGAGTGGATAATATTGTCGTGCCGAAAGCTTCAACATGCCCATTTATGGGTCTGAGGTCCGGCATGAGTAGGAAGAAAGGATCTTCTTCACTTAGAGCATTGGAAGGCAAATTAGATACAGTGATCTGCGTGAAGTCGGTCTGCTTCGACCCAACCATCATATGCCTAATTACCTGGCTTGGATCTCTTACATGAGAGAACACAGCCCTCTCAAGAGAGATGGAGAGATATTTCGCGAAGAAAGTTCCGAACGGCACTTCCTCCTCATCTGTGAATACAATATCGGCAAAAGTTGTACCGTCCCATTCCTTGACCACCTCAACCAGATTTAGATCTGTAAGCAACAGCTTGTCATCCAGGGTAAAATTATGGGTCCGCCAATGCCCTCGCAATCGAGCGTTAGGATCGACAGTGCCGACAGATGTGAACGTTGTAATCCCATCCCACTCAAATACGGTATCGCCAGCTTGCACCAGTGTCGAAACCGTTCCATCTGATTTCAGGAGAGATCCACCGCCGCGTATCTCTTGTCCATTTGGCACCTGACCGATAAGATCAAACGGAGGACGATTTCTTAATTGCAGATTTTCCAGATCGAGTAAAAAATTATTACCCGCCGCTGCCTCTCGCTGATCTATCTCGTCTTCAGAGGCTCGTGTATGGAGACCGCCGCCAAATTTGATAACTACGTCGAGATCATCTGGGCCTATTTTATCTACCATGATGGCCCCCATGGCCTCCATGATGACCGCCATGACCACCACAGTCGCCATGGAGTCTCGGAGAGTAAGATGACCTGATTATTTTCTTGGTCAAAAGCCGCGAAGCAAGCCCCATACCGGCCGTGAACAAACCATCGTCGAATTGGTTACGGCGCTCGCGTTTCCATAACTGCACCCAGGCGGGTACGAGCGCGCGAAAAACGGCATCAGTGAATGGAAATAAATCAGTAGCGAATTGCAGGGAAAGGTCTTTGTCATATTGGTAAAAATACACCCTTCCTGCCTCTTCGGCTCGCGGCGCGCGATCGACAAAGAATTGACCATCAACAGGACTTATTGCCCCGAAATGAGGAAGCCCCACATCATCCAGCTCCGGATCGAATATGAGTATCTGATTATAGCCACCTTTGAATTCGAAAAGATGCTGTGTATTCACCCTGTCAATGAATGGATAACGAAGCCGGACTAGATCAGTCGCAAGGGCATAAGTTCTGACACCTTGGAGAAGCGTAATGGTATCTTCAGCTTGTCCGGTTGGCATCATCAGATTGGACGCATAGTACATCCGGTCCACAGCTTCGTTGATGACCTGCACAGAAATGTCAATCGCGGGCTGCCGCGCGGAATCCGTCAGCGACGTCAATTCACCGGAGTCACCGGCGATTAGAGAAAGACGCTTAAGGATTTCATTGACTGCATTCAGAAGTGTTTTCGCCATTGAGCTTTGCCCTCAAATCCAGCATCTTATCGGTGCGTTTCATCTTGATTCCGGCTGCTTTGCATGCTTTGCGCAGCTCGGGCATCTTCATACTATCTATCGGAAGGTTCTTTGGTTCGAGCGCTTCCAGGTCTTGAACTCCGGAAGGTAGCTCCGTCTCATTCGTCCAGTTCTTGTCCACTTTCAAGCTCAGGAGTATCGCTTGTCCTTCACGGATAGCGCGCTCAGCCCCTTCTCTGATTCGGTCAACTTCATTGGAATAGTCATGCGCATGACCATTGGCATGCGGCACGTCCGGAACTGTAGGCGTCTCCACCCCCTGGCTTCTAAGCCATTGCTGCATCAAGTCATCGTCGGCAAGCATCTCAACCGTATTTTCCGGAGTAGACGGCCCAGAAGATCCTCTGGCGCCGGGCGTTTGCCCAAGGAGGCGAACCGGCACAGTAATATCAACATGACCCCTGCTCCGCAGAATCTTACGAATGAGAATGGCCGGCATAGCAGGATCAACCCCTGCAATACGATGATCATGTGCAAAATCCACAAGTTCATTCTTGCGCGCTTTTTCAAGATTGTCCCGAGGATCTTGTATTGTAAGGAGCTGCATAATTCATCTTTCTGCTAAACGGGAGGAGAGGGATTTCCCCTCTCCCGCCATTCTCAATTCTTAGCTAGGAGCATTCGATAGATCAGTTACGGCGACACGCAGCGCGCGCGACCAATCAGTATTGAGAACCGCACCTGCAAACCAAGCTTTCCATGCAAGCGTAGAGATCTCATTGAACGGATCGGCAATGCCGCCTGACCCACGATTATGGAAAATCAATTCCCAACCGCCAGTATTGTCACCAGCACGATAAATGCCATCAGTGTGACGCATGCCGAGACCGACAGAGCCGAAAGCATCTTTACCGTAGATAACAATGGTATAGATATCGGCATCAGAGGCAGTTTCTCGAACATCCGTTCCGCCTACGGCACCGGCACCAAGATCAATGCTGGCATCCTCGGTCATGATGAAACGCACACCGCGTCCAGCAAGCGAGTAATACCCGAACTCACCATTGGCGATGACCGTCTGACCTGCATAGGTTTCAACACTCTTGAAACCATCAAGCGCGGCGACATCAACAGCAACGTCTGGATGACAAATAGCCCAGTAACTCCACAGGATCGGCGCTGTGCCAATGCTGGTGTTACCTTCTGTAAGTGGCATGAAAACGCGAGTTGAGTTTACCGTTAGCTCATTAATGACCCGGTTAAGATCACCTACGCTGACAACGGTGTTGACGTTGACAGTAGCTGCGACATTTGCGGCGAAGCGCTGGGTGGAGTTGTCCTCTTCGATATCGCGCATGAGCTGGTTCAATGACCGGCCGGCGGATTCTCCAAGAACAGCTACAAGCTCTGCAGCGGTGCCGTTGGGGTTAAATAGGTCAACTTCTTCATTGACGATGTAGAACTGACCAAACTTCGCAAGTGTCGCTGTAATGTCCGTAAATGTCGGGACATCGGCATCGCGACCCATCATAAAGGTCGCATTGCCTGTCAGCTCAGTTAGGGCCGTAGTCGATGGAGTTTCCTGTTCGATACGCCTCCACTTAATTGTGGAAGTACCCATCTGTTTGCTGATGCTGCCGGGCATAGTGCCGGCGAAATAAGGAGCAAGCTGCTGCGCTCTGCGCAGGAAAGTTTGCTCAAAGACGACGTTGATCGGTTTTTGTAGTTCAACGTCGGTAGCGGTAATCTGTAGAGTCACGATCGCTTTCCTTTATGGATCGTGGCCCCTGTCAACTACTGCAATGGATCGAAACCGTATTCCTCTCGTACTGATTTACCGAACGCGGCATCGGACATGCTATTGTAGTTGGTAGGTTTCTTTTCAGGGGCCGTGGTTGACGCACCCTGAACCGCTGCTGTTACGGCTTCCTTGTCTTCGGTAGCCTGCTTATCTGGGAAGGAAGAAAATTTCGCGTGAAATTTCCGTCCCAATCCAGCAACAATTTTCTCGAAATGCTGTGGTCTCTGGTGGCGTTCCGCCCACGCGGTTGCGAGACGGTCATCCTTCTTAGCCATTGCATCAATCCATCCCTCGACAAGAGCGTCGTCCCAATGGTCCGCATCTAGATCTCCGCGAACTAATTTGACGGTATCGGCCATGTCGGTTTTGAATAGTTTCTCGGCGTCGGCAGCGCGCTCGGTTTCACGTTCAGCGGTTCGCTCCGATTCCATAGCATTCAGCTTTTGCAGGATTACCGATTCTTGGGTATCCGCTTCCAGCTTAGGTTCAGGCTTGATTGTTGACGACCCGGCATCAGCCGCTGGAGCGACCTCAGTCTTTGGCTGGCCTGAATCATATTGGGCCAACAAATCTTCAAGATCGTCTTCTTTCCGTGCGACAGTTTCCTCAGTTACAGGCGGGACCTGAACGTCGGTTTTCTTTTCCACGGGTTGCTGTTTTTGTTCTTCGGGCACAGTGAATTTTCTCCTTTCACGAAGTGCTGTCATCCCCGATGTCGGGAATCTTTTCTCCTGTCAGAAAGCTAAGCCACAACTTGTGCTGGCTCATCTGTCCTGACTGGTAACAATGTTGGGCACCCACACTTTCGAGGCTGCCGGATTTCGATGGTCTATAGCTGGCCAATTTTGGCGCTGGCACCGATTTGATAAGTGCTGAAAATAGCGGGTGCTGGCGTAGATCAGCTAAGAGGATTTGTACTTCTGGCGTCATAGTCATGCTGCTTGATCAATTCCTCTCAAGGCTGTTTCCACAATGCCTGGGTTTTCAACCGGCAGCGGCGCTTCAACCGGCTCTTCTTTGATAAGTGTATCGACATCAGTCCAGCCGCCTTCTCGAAGCGTCTGCGCTTGAGCTGCAGTTAGATCAAGCGACGGCTTTTCGCCTTGCTGAACTTTGATTTGATCTATTTGAATTGCGGTCTGCAGGCTTTGAACGCGCTTAGCTTCCCTCTGCGCTTGTTCAGCAGGTCCACCGGCGCCGAACCATTCAAAGTTCGCATGAGTGGGAAGATGCTCTTTCCCAATGTTGACATAGCCCCCATAAGACTCAATGTAGAAGCTCATTGTTTCATTCGGCCTAAATGAGGAAAGCCCCATCTGATACATCATATCGAGCATCCGAACGAAAGGTCCGTCACCAGACGCTTGGACGAAATCAACCGTTCGAGACGCACCCCTTTGGATCTCTGCATCCTTAGCGAATGCCGTCGTATGCGATACGGTCTGGGCTCCGAGACGAGAGGGAAGAACGCCGGTCAACTCGGCATATAGATTTATGAACAAGGACAATGTCGCTGACATCGCCGCTGGCTCGCCTCCAATTTCAGAATAAACCTTTATGTCTCCGAGCGTCTCCCAGAGCGCATTAGGATGAATCCGCGGCCCACCGGTCCCCCCGAACGTTGTATCGTCTTTATCGAATGCAACAGGGGGCGCGTTCTTAAGAGCGGCCGCGTCCATCAACCGGTTCAATGCGTCAACGGCTGCAATTTGAACAGGGCGTCCTTTCATAAGTGGGCTTGTCGGGTAAGCCTCGTCTACCGATTCATGATGGTAAGGAAAGAGCACATAGCTTGAGAATGGCATTTTCCTGTAGCGGAACCGAACTACTGATCGTGTGACTTCTCCACTCGACCCATTCTTACCACCAATAGCGACCGTAACAATGGCTCCAGGGATAACTATGCTGCGTACAGTTTTTCTCGGGACGACAATGTCGCCTTCCAACTCCAGAAGTTGGACCATGCCATTTTCATCTGGCTCAAGTCTCTTGACATTGGCAGACATCCAGCCGCCATCTTCGTTGTTAGGATCGTTTGAACCTCTATTCGCGGCAAGTCGAAGGTTGTCGAGCTTCATCCAATCTTCCGCGATTATGGCTTCACCGAGCACTTGCGCAGAGTGGGTACTGGGGAGCGGTTCCGCCAAATAAACTCTTTTGATTGAGTTGGGGACAACAACAGGAATGCGCTTCTCTTCCTTTATAACGCCACGAGATTCGTGAATATAAACGTTCTTGGTTTCCTTTCGGACCCGGCCTATCCCCATGCCATACTGAAAAGATTCAGCGTTTATCCTGTCCATGCGGGACTTAAAATCATTCTGGCGCATGAAATTGAGGATAAATCCTCGGACAAGATGGTCCGCATTATCTTGAGTGATCAGAGAAGGGACTTCCGCCTTATCGCCAAGAATAATTGACGAAAAATCAGCTCTATCCAAATACTCGTCTGTCGTTTCTGCATGCGCTTTGAACCAAGGCCCACTCGGCGGGAATAACATACGTCTTGCATCTCCCGTCAGAATTTCCAGAGCCTGGGCCTGGAGCGGAAGCTCCATTTCCGCCATCCACGTTCGGGTTGTATCAATGGTCCCGTCCGGCATGACTTTATGTTTATTGCAAGGCTCCATAGCCACTTGGCGGTCGATCTCCTTCCAATGCCGTTCGCGATGCCGCCTATTTTCCTTCCGCGTCCGATGCGTCTCAATCACAAACTCGGCAATAAACTTCCAGTCCGATTGGTCGAACCGGCGCTTCTTGGCGATCCCGCCGCCTTTTGTAATTTCCCTGACATCGGATTGACTAGGCATTGCTGCGAACCTTCTGAGCTATTTCCTTAGCTATTTCCTTGCGTCTTTTCAGAAAAGCCCCAGCTTCCCTAACGGCAGTATTGACACGCGCCATTTTCTTGGTCGCTAAATCGTATTCAGGATTATGGAGAAAATCGAAAAACAACGGTTGTCCAATGTCGAGTTCTTCGTCTTTGGCAACCCACCACATGGTTGCATAGGCACCCAGCGGGAATTCACCCTTCTCAATACCAAACCGGGCAAACTTTGTGTGGGGATCAAACGAAAAACCATCGGCGATGAAAACCTCATAGCCCAGAATTTTTGTACGGTGTGCAGGAGTCATGGCCGCCTTCCGGCAAGCCTCTTCAAAAGCTTGTTTTTTCATTGTAACCTCGTGCTGGAAACCGGAACCAGCGGGCCTGCATATGCATTCGGCCTGTATTCACTGGCTGTAACCGCATAGCGTTTCATCATCACGGCGTAGAAAGTTGCCTTCAAAATATCGTCGCGGCGGGCAACTATCCGGCCATCTTTCCTATGATAAGAGCGCATTTCTTCGAACCACCCGTTCAAGTGGGAAGCGACCTTAAAGCGACCGGTAAGCATGCGCTCAAGCACCTCATCAACGATCGGCTCGACCGGCTGCGGGCCGCCCTTGTCTTCTTTTTGACCTGGTGACTTTCGATAGCGCGCAGACTTGCCCATCATGTTGGCGCCATGCTTGCGGTATGTGTCCGCGAGCTTGTCGCCACCAACAGTTTCGCGGTTCATACCGTCATGCGGCCACGCTACCGGGATTCGTCGGTTTGCCTTGTTGAACCACGCGGCGTGGTACGGAGCCTTCTCTTGAGCCTTCCGATAGCAGTCGATGACATAGATAATATCTTGGTCGCGATCCCATGCGATCTCTGAACCGGCTGCGGGATGATCCATGCCAAAGTCGCAGCCTTTCATGCGAGCAAAATATCTCGGGATACCTCCCGGCCAATCACTAAGATTGAACATGATATCTTCTTCAGGAACCGGGAATACGGCTCCTTCGCCCATCATTGGGATGCCCTTAGTTCGCGCGGGCCGCTCATGCGCGCGATAAGAAGCTGCAAGCCTATCTCTTTCATCTTTCGGCAAATGAGGAGCGTCTTCCCAGGTTGCGCCTAAGAGAAAGATTCCTTTGCCGCCTTCTTGGAAATGCTGCACTAAATCGGTTAGCCCGAGCAGCGGGGTGAATGTCACCAGAAGAATCCCGCCCGATGTCAAGATACGGGTTTGAGCTTCTGAAAATATCATATAATCATCCGGCTCTTCATCGGGCCAAACAACATCAGGAGCGGCGCCTTGCCATTTTTGCCAACCCTGTTCGTAGGTCTTGAGAACACATTCTGATAAGCCACCCGACACATGTCGAACCTTGAAAGAATCGACTACATTCTTGACACCGGCCTGGCGCGTCGTAGGCTTGCCGACAATCAGCGATTTAGGCACCCATCCAGTACCCAAATCCTCACCTAAGCCGCCTATAAGCTCCTTCTGAACGATGTCTTTGGACGTCTCATTCGTAGTACTGCCCGTCCAACAAAGCGTCGGACTCTCAAATACTTTACCCTTCCACCAATCAGGATAGAGACCTGTCAAATGGTAAGTGACTTCGATAGCCGCCGACATTGTCTTGCCCGTGCGATTCGCCGCCATAAGCATACGTTCAGGATTATCTCGACCAGCGGCATGAAACTCTTGCTGAAACTTGTAGGGCTCATACGTCGCGAGTTTATTCTGGGCTAAGCCGCGCTCAAGTTCAGCGGTCAGCTCACCAAGAAGCTCAAGTTCAGACAAGGTTGCTATCCATAGCGCTTCAATCCCCAATGACCGAGACGCACGCTCGTATCCATCATCACTTTGTAGCCGTGCTCCCGCGCGAGTTCGCAGAAAAAGTAATCTTCACTCATAAGGACGCCACCACTAATTGGCGTCATATAAAGAGCCGGGACATCAGTATATTCATTCGCAAAGGCGGGGACTTCGAGAGAGAGACGCTCTATGACTTCGCGCTTGATCATCATGAAGCCGGTTCCGGCGTAGTCTACCGCGATCGGTTCTTTGAACTGGTCCAGCTCGGTTATGAGCTTGCCCCCTAACCAAGCCGCGTAGCCGGCGCCTTCTTTCTTCATCTGATATACGCCGACCGCGATATCGGCATCCATATTCCACAACTTGGCGACGTCGTCCGCTACGAAGTCGATATCAGCGTCGAGCCACATCATGTGGGTATGATCTGTTTCCAAGAACTCAGCGGTCATGCCCATGCGCGCGCGATGTACCAGGCTTTCATTCCACCGAATTAGCCAATCATATTCGAGCCCTATTTGTGTCAAAATCCCCGTAAGTTCCAGGCAGGATCTCATGTGAGGGGCAAAAACCTGGCCACCAAAACATGGCGTACAAAAAAGAATGCTACTCATTGAAAATATGTCTCGCTAAAACTGAATTGATCGCTGGGCTCTCTGGCTTGATGTTTCCGCCGAGAACGAAATCAACAGGCAATTGCAACTTGTCCGTATCCACGATCGTTACGTTGAATTGATCTGTCTGTATGTCCAGAACGGTCGTGCCATCGAGCATGAACATGACGCCCGCGTCGGCGGCGCTGATCGCGGCGACAGCGGTGTCACCAGTGACCGTGAATGCAACCTCAACTCCGCCCTGAGTGACCGGCGCAACGATGGTATCGCCCTCGATCGAGAATTGGGTGATCCCATCGGCTTCGCCAATTGCAGCAACAACGGTAGTGCCTTCAGATGAGAATGCGGCGACGCCTTCGCCAACGCCTACTGCAGAGACGAGAGCAGTGCTGTTAATATTGAATTCAGCCTCGCCACCGGCCAAACTATCGCCAGCAACAACGGTATCACCTGCAATGGAAAACGAAACCTCTGCAACTGCAGCACTAACAGCAAGAACGACGGTACTCGTTATTACATCGAACGAAACGGCTGCATCCGCTGCGCTGACAGCGGCAACTACGGCATCGCCAGTGACAGAGAATGCGGATAAGATTCCGCCTTCACCAACTGGAGAAACCGCCCCCATGCTTAGGATGTTGAATTCAGCCTCGCCGCTGGCCAAGCTGTCGCCAGAAACAACAGTATTGCCAGCAATAGAGAACGACGCTTCCGCATCCGTCTCACCGACTGCAACGACCATTGTGTTGGTATTTATTGCGAAGTCAGCTTCTTCGACTGCAGCAGCTAAGCCCGCCGATCCAATCGCCGCACCTATAGTAGCACCGATCATGTATCTATGCTCCTATGTATTTATCGTTTAAATAATTAAATGTTGCTAGTCTATCCGCCGCGTTGTGAGCACCTGCGTATATAAGAATAGCAGCTACATCAATTTCCGCACCTACAGAGTCATCTATTAATTCATTGATATAAAGTTTTTCCAAAACAAGTTCTCTTATACCTACATCAACAAATAAACCGCTAACATTGTCTCTCTCTATTAAAATATTATCCGAAGTATCATATGACAGTAATAGAACATGAAATGTACTGTCCTTAACCAGTGATGAGCTGTTGAAAAGAGAAAAGAAAAAATCAGCTGAAATAGTAGTAAATGAGGGGTCCAAAATTAAGCCAAACGCTTCATCACTTCCAGAAGGGTCGCCGTAAACCACTCCATGAAAATTCGGGGTTTGTGTTGATTCGAATCTACAAACGAGATACATGCTTCGGCTATCGGCATCTGCAGGAATGTCTTCACCTGCAAGTAGAATAGTTCCTAAGCCTTCATTCACTGTAAATTCGTAATAATCTTGGCCAGTAGGCGTCCCACCAACAATAATAGATGGCGCAACCATAGAAGGTTGAACAATCAATTCGATACCAGCAACTTCGTCCACCCATGACGTTGCTGTTGGCGGTATTGTAGCGTCCATTTCAAATTGGACTTTCAAGTCAAGCGTTACAGGGGGTTGCGGACCTGTTGCAACTGGGGTTTCAAAGAAGCCCGGTGGCGATATCATTCCAGGAAGCGGCATTACGAAATATCCAAAATGCTCGAAATGAGAATGCGCGTACTGGATATGACTTTGTAGAAGAACATGTCTTCCGCTGCAGGATCGGTGGATGCTGTCGGCGCGTTGCCACCAGCGAACTCAAAGTTTGAACCGAAAGCGACTGTTCTCGTACCTGTACCGTCTTGCACAATTCGCAAGTGCCCCGACTTCCCAACGTGAGTATTGGTCGGGTTTGCAATAGTCGTGTTCTCCGAGAGAGTATCAATATCAAAATTGAACCCAGTATCCATATCCCAGGCGACGGAATTGGAAGTGGAAGTTAGTGCTACTTCTGCCTGTGCGTCCCAAACTTGATTGGATTCTAATGCGCGGATATTGGTGGAATTGCTTTGAAATTCTACGGACGTTGCAAACTCCGCAAAACCTTCGAGGCTAGTCGTTGCGGCAGGCATCGCGGCGACGATCGTGTCCTCTGTGTCTTGGTCGAGCACAGTAATATTTGATAGAAACCCGGCGCCCCCGCTAATCCTAAGCATTTCAAAGCCAGCAATCTGCAGAGAATCGCCATCCGAAAGATCAATGCCAGTGTTGTCCCAAGTCGATCCACCGGCTGCGTTTATCGTTCCTGTAGCCGTAAGCGTACTTGATCCAATATCTATATCGCCAAAGCCATTCGTTATCGAACCTGCATCTAAAGCACCAACAGATGTTAAATTTAGAAGCGCAGTAATAGTGGCTTCGATCGTCGCCTTTGCCGTACTATCGATCTGGTCAATATTATCGAATTTTATAACGCCTCCTTCCTCAAAAATAACGTTCCTAGTATCAAATCTTAAGAGTGACTCTTCATCGAATTTGATTCCCTCGTTATCCCAATCTCCGGAAGGGGTTAATAAGGTATCAGCAAATGCAAGCACCGGAGCATGAAATGGGTCTGAAGACCTTACCTGCTCGTTGCCGTCATCCCATGTTATTGTTTTGTCTACCGTCCCTTTAATTGCAAAACCAGCACCGTCCGCATTAGCATCCGTTGGCGCAGAGACGTCGTTGACTGCAAGAATTGGCTGCTCAAAGCCCATCACCCCCGTGAACGTTTGCGTCCCATCCAGGAGCACTTGATTGTCAGCCGGGACATCATTGGTCACGTCCTTCGTGCCGGCAGCGAAGCTAACCGGGTTGTCGCTGTTTGAAGACTCAACAATCGTATCGCGCACGAGCGTCGTTGCATTCAGAAGATGCGCGGTGCCGCGCTCCCATTCACCCGCGTCCCGGTTCGTTATGAAATAATCGAACAAGTCAGTCCCGCCAATCCCGAACGCCTGATTGAACGTCTGTCTTCCATCAGCAGCCGTGAGCGTAAAGTCGCCCAGGCCGGCTGATAATGAAATTTCTTGAACGAGATTCGCGGGAGCTGGCATGATCAGTCCTCAGTGATAGTACTGGCCGTCGTCACCCGAGGGGTAACACCTGGATTGACCGAAATGGATGGGGTCAAGCTGCCCGAGTACATCAAATCGTTGCCCACTCCAGACCCTATACCTATGGCAACGAGCGTTTCAGTGCCGGCAGTTGCGACTGGGAAAACAATATCGTTGGCCGGGCTTGCTACACCACTTGTTACATTCCAGCCGCCAGCGGTTCGCGCTACAGTGACGCGCGAATAGCCGGTATACGTTGCTTCGTTCGTAGACATGTTGCCCGTTTCGCCCGGCTCCGCAAAATGAAGCGAAACTTCCAACGTCGTTGCAGGAGCTGTAACGGTATCATCTGCGATATTGGCAATATCAACCGCATTGAAAATAAGCTCCAAAATAGCTTGTTCAAATACATTGCTTTTTGACATATTGAAATCCTCTGGGGAAAAACAAGAGCCGCTGACATGCCGCCCTTCCATCTGAACGTGTATTTTGGTAAGGTTTCGAGACCTTGGAGATAAGCTCATGTTTAAGATGAAAATATTGGCGCTCTGCTTTGTGCTTCTACTTCTGACAGCAGGAAAAACCCGAGACTCAATTGTTGGGAAATGGGGAAGTCAGGATGGAGACTTCATGGAATTCGCACACAATGGAAAAGGTCGCGGCTATAATAATTACCTAAGAGCAACTGCATACTTCAGGTGGGAACTCTTAGAAGGAGATTCGATAATATTTTCTCATCTAACGAGAGACGCGCATAATATTTGCAGGTATAAAATCCAAGAAATGGTGCTATACGATACCATTACGATTGACAGCTGCATAATGAGTACATCGCAAGGAATTGTTAATAGTTGGACCGGTAGAAAAGGGATCGTCCTTGCAGGAGAGTAACCGTGTTAGAAATCTTGACTATCCTCGTCGCATTATCAACAAATTATTCAGAGCCAATAGACCCACTCATAGGAATTTGGGAAAGCGCACAGGAAGATTCTTTTGAATTCAGGCATGGCGGGACCGGCAACGATTATGTCAAAATCATCGAAGCAGGTCTGCAATACAAATGGGAAAAAGTTGGAGACCGAATAGAATTCACTTATCCCAAGGACATTCCCGATCGCTCGTGCCTATTTACAATCAACGGCAGCATCCTTACGCTATCGGATTGCAATATAATTACATCAGATTTAGGATATGTACTCGTTTGGTCAGGCGAAAGAGTCGAATGAAGAAGAGAAAGCATAGAGATCCATACGAAGGTGATTTCGAATGGGTCTCTGATGAATCTGAACAGCCAGAGCCATTTAGTCGTCGCGCCGTTGGTATCGCCATGATAATCAGGCTTGTCATCATCGGAGCAGTCCTCTGGTGGGTTTTCGGCCAATTCTCATCTGACATGCATAAGTTATTCAAGATGGGCACGACCTTTATTCTGTGGTAAGCGTTTCGTGAAGATGAAAGGTGTCCAGATCCAACCAAAAAGGTAATAGCGCTCTCGATATCGGCGTCCCTCGTCACCCATGCGGCGCCAGCTCTGAAAATTTAACCAGTCCATCTCGAATCCCCATGAAAGGCAACCCATGCAAACTTTAAAAAGAATATTAGAAGCAATCGTGGCCGGCATTGTCGGAGCCGTTTTAGCACTGAGCGTATATTATGTCTATCTGGACAGATCCGGAGCCCTTCGCGCGCAGAGCGCTGAGTGTGAAGATTCAGAGAAGCCAATTTCTGAAAAGATGCCGTAATCACCAATTCATAATAATTACGACTGCGATCACTGCGCAAACGAACAGCACTCCGCCGATAATTGGCAAAGTCAATTCCATCAGCTTTCGTAAGGCGGAATAATACCGCCTCGGTCAGCATTCAGAGGAATAATTTTCGCGCTATCTCGAATAATAGGCTGCAACTTCTCTCCAGGTTGACCGGTAATATGCACAACAGGAGGGTGATTCCTAAGATCCCAATACAGATCCCGAAACCACACAGGACTCTGCCATGAATACCTGACTGTTCCTATGAAGGGAATGCGGAAGCCGCAATTCACGGCCTTCAATCCACTTATTTTCACAAGCTTCCGGGTCCAAAATATCGGCCATGCGCGAGGTTCGCCCTCTCGAAGTACTGTGAAATTGATATACCAACTCCAAGTCAATGAATGCGGCGAGTGATACGAGGCCAAGACCCATCTGAAAGGATCAAAGCCTATTGCTTTATGGAAAAACTTGAATCCTCGCATTCTAATGCTCCTAATTATCTCGCAATGTACAAGTGAAATGTGCCTATGTAGGGCAGATAAAGATTCCTACGGGTAGTCTTCCCGTTCCCCTGGCTTCGTCCTTTCCTCATCCAATAACGGGGCGGCCATGGAGACTCATGATAAGCTGGCCACGTAAAATAAAAGCTCCAACACTTCGGCGGATACGGCGCGCACCATTCAACCAAAGTCCAGCCATCAAAACCAACTTTTTTGAAGAAAGCCCAGCCTCGCATCTACATTCCTCACACCGGCATGACAGCTTTCGGCTCTGTCACCTTGAAAACGCAGAAACGGCCGTCAGGGTAGAATTTCTCCCCTTTGCTCTTAGCTACAAAATTATGAGGATAATACCGGATAACATTCCCGTCGCGCATAAGAGCGAACTCGTCGCGATGATTGATAATAATAGATGAAAGAATCCTGCTGAAGCTCGTATGGTTTTCAACAAGGTAAGATGGAACTACCGGAGGCTTCACTCGCAGCATACATTCCATTTGATTGTTTCCGAACATAACTTAGTCCTCTAATTCAAACTATAATTGGCTGACCTACCTGTTGCGTCTTCTATCATATTTTTGGCAATACTTATTGATATATGGATAAGGACTTCAAAGCTTTCAATCTCCATTCCAATAGCAATATCTCTTGCACGGAGCCACACCTCTTCAGACCGAAGTAGATCTAGAGCCTCATAGCCGGACCACGTAAGCTCACAAGAGGCTAAGCCTGGAAATTCCTCCTCTACGTCGAGAAGAATTACAAGCTCACCGAGCGCCATAATGTGTACATGATGAACAATCTTGTCCGTGGGATACTGCGATAGAATGGCATCGTCGTCTTGCGCTTCGATTGCGAAAAGAATGCTGCGTATTAGCCCTACGTCCCGCTTCATATCCTATCCTATTTGTAGCTGCTTCCGCGCCCACGGGGCGATAGTAATGACGAGAACCTTCTTACCCAGTGCCGATTCGTAGAAACGTCTGTCCGCCAGCGCCACATCCAATAAAACACCATCCACACAGCGAATTAATATCGTGGTCATCCAATAGCTATACAATACCAAAGCCAAAGGAACGTACAGCGGTGCAAAAAAAAGTGACAAAAGTGAAAATACTTGCGCTGCGTGCGCTGAAATACGCATAATCAAATATCTCGGCGTATAAACCCGTTCTTGCAATCCCGGATAATGATAAAAGAGCAACATACGCGCCGCGAGCCTGAATCTCACCTTGACAGCATCGCGATCGACCATATGTTTGAATTCATCGTGAGTCATTCACAGCCTTACGAAGCCGATTTTCTTCTCTCACGAGGTCGGCCTCTACCCTATTACGCATTATGCTAACTATATCCCGGAGACACTTCGTAATCTGGTAAAGGGAATAACTAATTAATAGGAGAATACATAGAACTAAAAAATCCCCAACGAACCAACCAAAAAATGTCATTTTCCATCAATCCCGCTCATAAACCGAGCTTTCGTCAAAGCAAACTAAACCATCTTTTTTTCTTTGCATGGTCACTCTCTTGACCCAACGGCCCCCATCCTTACTCTTCATTGTCAACACACATTCAATACGCCGTTTGTCGTCACTCAGGGCTATAGATATGAGCTTCCAATCATCAGCGTTATGAATAGGGATAAAAGGCTTGGTATCCTCGTCAAATTCGTGAAGCGGCTTACCAGCTTTGAACCTCTTCCACATCTGCTTTCGGACTTCGGGCTCTTGTATATTGAACTCATCCGCGAACGATTCCCACGATCGCATCTCAACATTCACTCCATAGCTACATGAGCATGAACTCAGAAACGCTACAGTAAGCTCGCCATCAAAAAGTGCGAATGAATACCCCACCATCGACTGACACATGAAGCATCTGTGATGGCCGAGCCACGATAAGTCTTCCTCGCGGACAACCTGCTTACACTGCTCTGGTGTTACCTGTTCCAATTATTTCTTATCACCTATCAGCTCCGCAAAAATCTCTTTAGCTTCTGGGCTCACAGACCAATCGTCAACCTCCTCCTTACTCGCTTCGAACTCGCCTTTTATCTGGCGGTCGCACAGAGAGAGAGCTGCCGGCGTTCCTGCTTCCATAAGGTCCGTAGAGAGTTGTAAGGATGGGAAGTCAAGAGGCGATAAATAATCATGATAGTAGCCCTGCCCAGCCTTCACGGCCATATCGACTAAGCCAGCCTTATGCAGCTCCACTGCGAGAATGTCTTTCGTGTGCATTGCCCCGCCTCATGAAATAAGCTCTAAGCCTCCACTATGCGCCTACGCGCGCTGGGCGTCAATCCTCGGCGGGTGGGAAAACCTTCTTGAGCATGGCAAGATCTCTCATAGCGGCAGTATCTAAGTTTGTGAACTTTGCGTTCGAGACAGTAAGATCAAGATTTAAAACAAGCAACACAGCTAAGTTACTAACAATCGCAGAAGAGCTACCTTCACTTTCGTTAAGCTCAACATCTGCAACAATATCATCGAAGGAGACAGTAATACCCTGTACTGTCCAGGACTCCGTCATAAACTTGAGCCAGCTCAAGGCTTTAGTCTGTTGATCTGTGACAGGCGACGGCACGCCAGCAGCTGTAAATGCCATTTCAATAAGATCAGTAGTCGTAGTCATAATACGAACTCCTTATGGTTTTGCCTGGACACACGATCGCAAGTGCAATACGATGAACTATGGTAATTTTGTTTTGGATAGGGGTAATTGCGCTCTGCTTGATCGCAGAGGCGTTCTACGAAGCGCCAGTTATGTCGCTTATATTCAGCGCGTTCGTGCTCGTGGCGCTATTTGCGGTTTAGCCGCGCATTCCTACTCTAGCGTAAAGGTATCGCTTCCGAATACCTTCACCACTTTGACGCCAGGTGCAAACGTTAGCGACTTGGCTATGACCCATGACCCATATTCATTGCGCTGCTGATTGTAACGCTTCGCAGTAACCTGCACTAAGCAGCCCTTATCGCTAATTTGCATCGCCCTGGTCGTTTCCTCGAATCCATCAATATTGACCCTGCAAATGAATGTCCATGCATCCTGATCGCCGCCGTGATCCGGAACCAAAGTCAATGGCCCTTTACCATTCATGCCTGCTCCTTAATTGTGACTCGTCTTATGGCCAGTTTTCCGCTTCTTCGGCTTCTTCGTAGCCTTCTTCGTAGCAGATTTCGGCATATGAGATGAAGCTTTTCTTGGATGTGCACCCATAATAATCTCCTTTTGAGCTAGAGCTTCACAGGGACACAGGCCCTCCACTCTGAATGCTTTCCTGTGCTGACTAAACCTCACATCGGCAAAACTACCGGAATCACTCGCAAATGGCCGGTTCCCTTATCTTCCGGAAGATCCATCCGAACAGTGCACTCCATGCCACCAATAATAGCGTCGAGCGTCTCGATCAGCTTCATGTACTGATACCAAGCCCACGGGGGCTCTGCACCGGTGGCTATCTTGCCTTGAGCCCACTCCCTCATCGCCTGCAGCTCTTCAATTTTCATGATTTCAGCTCCCGTCTTCCATCACCATGGAGATCCCAACGAATACCAGCACCGCAACGACTGCCAGTGCAAATGCTGAGACGAACGTTGCGTAGAATATTTCGAAAATCAATATATACAATCCGAAGACCACGGAGCAAATTCCCAATAAACGCCCAAATATCATGTATGTCTTCATGCTAGAGCTTTGCCAGCAAGTAAACAGGATCTCCAGTCCACTCCTCCGCGACTTTAATGCAAACGCCAGGAACAAATATCATGTCCACCATCCTGTCAATCAAACCATCGTGATTGAAATGCTCTGTAGTAACATGCAGTAAGCATCCGGCGAGCGGAATCTCCAGCGCCTCCGTCAATATTACACGCCCATGAATTGGGTCGGTCTTCGCTTTGATGACGCGCCAAATGCCCTCATTATGAAACGTTCGGGCACATTCTCCCATCATTCCACCTCAAGATCGCCAAACGTATACAGGAGGTAGATTTCCTGAAGCTCATCCTCTAATTGGGGATAGCGAAAAATGTACGCCTTCAGAAGCGCGGGCGTCATGTCGTCCTCCATGCTGAAATCTTCTAGAATATCTTGCCTCGTTGGCTTCATTGCTTACCTTAGACCCAGCTTCCTACCCTGGACCGAGGTCCGCCGCAATCTTCCACTATCCGGACTTATCGACGTTGTCTTGATACGCTTCCCCGTAGACAGTACCCCTATGCTACCGGGGGAAGTCTCGGCAGGAGTGCTCGTTTTGCTCTTGAATGCGCGCTTTTTTGCCATGGCTATTTCCCTTTCTATGCTATCTGATGAATTCCGCCAGCCTCATGTCTACTATGCGCGATCGGCTTAGGCCGCACACAAGACAGCGCTGGAGGTGCCGCGTCCATTCGAATGCATGGTGCTCGCACTTTCGCTGCTTCGCGGAGAGGGGCATATATTCGCGGCAGCAGGGGCCACAGTCCCGCGCTACCCATTCTGGTAATATTCTGCCGTCCACGTTGTTCTCAATTTGTAATTCCAGGCTCATCTCCGGCAATATGGACGTTCTTCTCCGCGAAGGCTTCGGCAAAGGCTTCGGCTAAGAACATTTTCAGGAACTCCATTCTATCTGCCTCGTTCGCGGCTGCAAACTTTTCACGTACCGCGCGAGGAGCTTTGAAGTGATCCTGACAACAGCTAAAATCCGGGCAACACTGATAGCCGTGAAGTGAGTTTCCCTTGACCCACTCAGCCAGTTGCTCCTCAGCCGTCTCTACTTCAATCTCTTTGTCCATGACATCCCCCTTGCTTGGGTGGCATTCCAGGCCCCTTCGCATCCGAGCATCGCCGCGCATGATCAAAAAGACATCGCGCAAGGTCTCTCGCCTGCTGTGGTTCCATGCCGATCCAAACCGTGGGCGTTCCGAAGTCTAGCACAACCTTGCCGTCCTGATGTCCTATGGAGAACTGGAGTGCGCCTTCATCGTCCGGCGTAAGTTTGCCGTCTGGGAATTCCCCCGTTGCTCCCATCTCAGGCATGGCCCACTATCTCCGGCTGGCCCTCGAAACGAGCAATCATTTCTTTCATCAAAATAACGACGTCTTTGCGGTCGGCGCCGTTCGAAATGAAATTGCAGCGCCCGTCATTGTTGCCAAACGGGAAAACGAGAAGAACAAACCCATTCTTCCGGGCCTTGCCCGTAGCGCCCTCGTTCAGATATCCATCAATCGCGCTTGCCAGCGCATTCATGTCCGCATGCAACGATGGCTCTATCGGTGCGTCGCCCAGCATGTGCTTCTTCATTCGATCCCCCGATTCGTTTTGCCTGGACGAACCACTGTACACGAAATATGATGAAAGTATGAAAAATCTGATATTAGCCGGCCTAAGCGCCGCGTTCGTCATCACCGTCATAGTCGCCGTGAACTATTGGCCCCAGTGCCCAGGCTGTACAGGAGCGGTGCTCTTCGTAGAGGGAATGGCCTTGGGCTTTGTGTTCCGGAAGATGCCGTGACCATGACCTCACTATTTATTGATCTCCTTTTACGCGATTACAAGTCGCACACAACATCTGACAGTTTTTTGAAGTTGTTTTGCCGCCTTCGTGCCAAGGCGTTATGTGATCCGCTTCCATTTCCTCTATTTTAAAATACTCACCACATTTAGCACAGATACCTTTTTGCCGTTCGTAGGTAGCTTGCTTGATTTTGTCGTTAAATGCTCGAAGGTTGAGATATTTCTCTTGCCTAGTCAGTACATAAGGATAAATGCCAGAAATACTGGTTACATCGTCGTCTTGAATTAATTCGGCTATTTCAGCTTCCAGTTCGTCGGCATTAAAAGATTTATTTTGAAACTTATTATAAAGAACCCCCCACCCAATACCTTTCATTTGCTTGCGATAATTTGGAAAAACGTTGCCCACCCACGCAATGACATTTTGAAAGTAATTCCACAGCTCGTCAGCGTATTCGTGATGCTGGTGTTTTGCCATGTAGTCGGCAACTTCTCCGTAGTTGATCCACGATAACGCAGTCTCTAAGTACTCTTGACGTATTGGGGAACCCTTTAAAAGCAATCCATGCTCGCTTGCTAACAAGTATGCGACACAACCTGTTTTACTAAACTTTAGTTTTGCGTCTGAAAGCCATGGTCCAGTGTAAACTGTATTACGTATTTCTTGATCGGTCAATTTTTCGCCGGCAATATTGACAATTTCGAACCAGTCAAGTCGTTCTTTGTCTGTGCCCTCACAGAAGTAAACCATTAATTCATAATCCAAAATTTGGTTTTGTTCTTCATCCTTTAAATTATGGAAATAGATATTTTTAATTGAAAAGTCTCCGTTTATATATTGCCCGATGCTAATAGTGCGCTGTTGACCATCCATCACTTCAAAATTACCCGTACCAGTTTTAACCCAGTACATCACATTGAGCGGGAAGTCATTTTTGATTGTTTTGATTACGGCGTTGCGTTGATCGCCGGTATAGATAAATTCACGCTGATATCTTGGTCGGATGTCGAGCTTGCCATCGTAAGCAACTACACCTTCCTCGGCGCTGTCTTTGTAGCCGACAATAACTTCACGCACAGGGATTCTATGCAGCTCAATTTTCATATTAATTATTTATTTTCTTATTTTTTATTAAAATACGCAAATATTTTTCAACGCCGTTGATTACTGGCCTGCCATGAGGCGTTCCTTCATACCTTATACCCTTGTTCTCTTCACCCGTGTTCATTATCCCAAACATTTCAAATTGGTCAGGATTGTATTTATCAGTGAAGGTAATCGGTACGCCCATAAAACCGTCATAATCCATTGGTATGTCAGCTACTTTATTAACATTGATCGCATCGTAGTTATCATAGTTAGGAAATTCTGCGAGAGTGTATTTTTTGTAAAGAACCAAATCTTCGTGACGCTTTGTGGTATCAAGGTTTGTAAACCAACCTACATTACGAAATTTTACAAGGCCGGTTTCTGGATTGTACACGCCGCTTGCATAGCTATCATTGCTATATGGCGTCTGAAAATATGCATTACCTCTTTCAAATCCATACCCAAGCCACATTTTGTTTTCCTTTATCAAAGGAAATACATCTTTATAAGTAATTACGTTTTTACTACCGATAATCAAAAACTTTTTTTCATATTCCACAAGCTGTGCCAGATACTCACGAAACAGAGAAAATGGCGGGTTAGTTACGACAATATCAGCTTCTTTCTGCAGCTCTATGCACTCTTCGCTACGAAAGTCGCCAGTACCTATCATCTCGATAGTAAACTCGTCTGGATCAGGTATGCGGTTAGCGTTTTTATCGCCAGTGTATTCCAATTTATATGGATGCTCTCTCGTAAATAAATCCGCATCTTGAAAATGTGTAGCGATCAATTTCTTCAACCCCAAATGTTCAAAATTCATGCTGAAATATTTGACGAAATTGCTTTCTCTTGGGTCATCGCAATTGCAAAATACTACTTTGCCGCGGAATTGATCTTTGTAGTGTTTTAGCTCTTTTTCAATATCACCAAGCTGGGTATAAAACTCGTCTTTCTTTGCTTTGGCTGCCTTACGGAGACCTGTATTTAAAGATTTGATATTCATACCCCAGGCAATGTGTTCCGGAAGCAACCAGGATGAAGAGCCGAACGTGTCCGCGTGCGGCCCTTCAATGTCCCCTATATCGGGTGTGCTTGGCGGCGATCAATCAATTTAGCGTGGGTGAAGAGCGGTGTCTAGGCCCTAAGTCAAAAATACAAGACTACCCACCCTGGCTGTAATCTGGCACTCGTCTGTTGAGTCCTCTCAGCATTCGTAAAAAACAAAACGCTTGCAGGTGGAGCGTTGCCTCCTGCAAAAAAACAACATATCCGATCAGCATATACGCCGCCATTCCTGTTTATGCCAAACTCCGGCTGGAAATAAGCTATCAAAGCAGAGCCATCCGTAGGAAAATTACTCAGATTATCATAAATAAGAGAACCGGTGCCAGCGGGACCAGGTGGACCCATAGGTCCAGCAGGTCCAGGATCACCCTCAATATTATAAACTCGAACCTGCTTAGTGTCAGTATTGCATTCCATAACAAGGTAATCTCCGTTTAAAAACGCCACCCAAGCCGCACATAATCAGTGCGCATATTACCATAATGCGCGCCATCCCGTTCTAGTAGATGTACCTATTCGTGTGGTTTTAGTAGCATCCCGGTAAATCTCAATATCGCTCCATTTTCCATTGCCACCAACAAAATGCAATAATTGCTGATCTACTGCTTTGCCACCGGTATTGTTAGATATGCCATATGGAGGCCGGTAAAAAGCCAATAAGATCGAACCATCACTTGGAAAGTCGTGCATCAGTGCAAAAACTGGAATATTGAGGGAAGGTCCTGCTGGACCTTGCGCCCCAGGAGGTCCTTGATCGCCCTGCAGCCCATCCAACCCATTCAGCCCTTGCCGCCCCGGTTGACCAGCAACGCCTGCTGGACCCGCCTGTCCAGGAAAACCAGCTTCTCCTCGCAACCCCGGCGCTCCAGGATCACCCGCCGGGCCGGCTGGGCCTGGATCACCCTCTACATTGAAAATTCTAACTTGCTTGGTATCACCATCACAATCCATGAGTGTGTAATCTCCGTCTAGAGTTGCGTGAAGGGTGGCTTGATGCGCGCTCCGCCGACGTAGCCAATATTGCTAGCTATGAGCTAACGCTCGCTGCGCGGCTGCTCCGTGGCGCCTGGATGGTATCTAGCGCCTAGATCGCGCTGCGGTAGTCCGTTTGAAATCCGCTGGACGAATGATGAAATGGCTATACCGCTAAATGCACCAGAAAATATTCTTCCCGAACAGACCTGATGGCCGACTTCCAAACTTTCGAATCTGGGACGCTGGCCATTTTGCGACGGCCATGCCTTGTAAGACCGCGTAAACCACATAGACAACCATCAATGTACGTACCATGCACCAGCTTGCTATCAACCAAAAATTGAAACTGATCAAGAGCAATATCTCGTGGATAATCATTGAAATCTTCCGGCGCCATGTGCCCCAGCGTATCATTGGCGAAAAGTAGAATTTCTCGCAATAAATCTACTTCCAGTTTCATATTGTTTTTTCCGCGTCGTAAAGAAAATTCTTGCAGTCGCAAATCTTGCAAAAACCACCCGTGTAGTTGATGCAGTAAGATTTAGTATGATCAGCATGCCTGTGACCGCACCGGCAAATCATATTGTTTATCGCTTGCTCCCTGTCGTGACGCTCAAGCCGATCGACAAAGTGCATAAGATCGCGCGCACCCTTAACTATTGCCTCTGCGGAATTGGCATCTGCCCACGTCCTAAGCTTCGCATCCATAAACCGTGATCCCTAAAACCCGTTTGGATTTGTCTGGACGAATGATGAGGTCTGGAGACCCCGCGCCAGACGCCAGGGGGTGTGCGGCCTTCCTGTAGAGCGCCGCGCCCAGGCCCAGGCCCAGAGCGCCAGCGACTGGCACGCGAGCGAGCGGCAGGGCTGGCGTGGGCCACAGCGTGGGCAGGCGTTGACCTATAGGTGAGCGTGAGAGCGTGGTAAATATGCCACTGATTTGATTCGCATAATAAACATTATGGAAAGCGTTCTGCTTTTGCCCCAGATTGTCACGAAAATGTGAACGCAATCACGGTCACGAAATCGTGACACGGTGTGATCAAATCGTGATCGGTTTCGACTTGCAAAACCACCTCGGAATCCCCATATCTAGGGTACAGCAACGAAAAGGACACGCACGATGCAGCCAGGCGAACCACGCCGAACCCCAACGCCGATAGGCGAACGGGACTCGGTCTGGGCAACCCGAAAGCGCCACGCCAAACCGGCGAAACCGACGCTCACGGACTCAGATCGCGAAGCCCTCGAACAAGTCCGGCTCTGGCTCCTAGCGAACCCAGAGTAGACCAAGGCCGCCCCAGACCATCGGGGCGGCTACCCAAAACGAGAAGCACGAGCACAATTCAACTTTTACCCTACAGCCAGCATGCCCTTACCCTATACTATACGCGCGCGGGCGACCTTTTTCATTTCAAATTAAAAAACACAATGACGGGTTTCAGAAGTTCACACCAAAACCCGCCATCATGTGAAGCACAGTTCGACAGTTTCAAAAGTTCTAACGATCATTGAATACCACGCGACAATTAATTTAGCAAATTTAATTTTGCATACCCTCTTATTGAAAGGCGACAAAATGAGAGAATTATTAGTAAGATTTATCATGAGTGACTTTATTGACAAGCTCATGAGTTTCAAGACGGTGATGGCTCTGGGAGCGGTTTACATCACTCTGCAGATTGCTGGCCTGATTGTGGGCATGATGATATGAAAACGAAACGAGAAGTTTTAGCATGGCTTAAGCTCCATGATATCCACATGGATCAAGAGTACAGCTTTTGTGATCACCACATACATCTCTATGCACCTAACGGCATGTGGTTTGCTTCCCATGGCATTCACAATTTATGCGTATGGAGCGGATCAAAGCCGGACTGGGCATACATTGGGCGAGACTTGCTTAGTGGTGGCGAAATAGAGCCGTGTCCCCTGGATGACTGCGAAGTCTGTCACAGCTAATAGCGAGGCGGTCATGATCGAGTGGCCGCCTTCTTCATTGGAGAATACCATGAAAACGAAGCGAGAGATTTTAGCGTGGGCTGCACTGAACGGCATTGAGCTAATGCAAGACAAAAGCGGTTCGCGCCACCACATTACTATTTACGCGCCTACGGGTAAATGGTTTGGCTATGGGATGCATAGCTGGTGTCTATGGGATGATCGCAAGAAACCAAATTGGCCATGGATTGGAAAAGATCTACTATCTGGAATCGGCGATCTTGAGCCGTGCCCCCTAGATGATTGCGAGGTATGCAATGACTGAAGAAGATTTTATAGACGGCGTTGCCAGCCAGATTGCTGAGAACGAATACGGCCTTTTTTCATACATGGCCAATCACCCAATAATTATGTCCCGCCTGCGCAAGGTTGCGCGTAAGATTGTCCATCGGGTGCAGATACGCACTCTTACGCATATGCGTAGGAACCTGGAAGCCTTCGCGATATCACAAGGCTATGAACCGCGCGCGGATAGCATTTCATTCGAAATGGTTTTCTCCTACCTGGACTTGGAAACCGGTAAGGCTATGGTTGCGCTGGCAGACGAACCCAAGCAATGAAACATCCGGTCTACCTAAGCACCCAGCTCTTAGGCCATGCTGAACATGAGTTCGAAGCTGTCCTTCTGTTCAATCAATGGCTTCGTGATCATGGATGCGAGGAAAGGGCGACCAAGGCTTACTTAGCTATGTCGCCTTGTCTCACGGCGCGGCGCTGGAAGTGGGACTGTTGCCGACTGGTTTTCAATGGGACTACTTTTCATTTTTCAAGGTAGGTGACTGCCATAAGTTGCGATCGAATGACAGTCACCCATCCTAGAAGGAAACTAAATTCTAGAAGGATAGAGTTGCCTCATGCCATCCCCGAAGAATTCGAGCGACTGCCACTGAACCGGCGGGGGAAAAATGGCAGTCGCTCCGTTCCAAGTGTGGCCAATGAGTGAGCAAGGACTTAGGAGGTGAACCCACATAGCCAACGATTGCCGATAGTGGCGATTAGCAACAATCGTCATACTTGCCCTTCCAATGACAACACCTTTCGATCTACCACGACGAATCAGGCAATGCAAGATAGTTTAGTCATTCATCCAAGCTGGCTCTGTTCCGTTTACAGGCGCCGCTTGTTCGATGATACCGGGCTCACTTTGGGCAATCTGCAAATGCTTTGGCAATTCAAGGACTCGCACTTCGCCCCCTGTATAGACGTCCCATTTCATAGCCTTCCTTACCGCTTCGACTGGCGATGGATTTGACGCGAAAGCACCTAATGCAATCTCGCGGCCACTACCAAAGAAAGCAGGGGCGAAGCATTCAACCGGATAGGGCATAGTGTGATTGAATTCCCAGAGCTTTCCAGCATCGAAGGCCCAAAATGCATAATGGAGATTCCGATTTTCTTTATCGCCGCGCGGCATAGATTGCGGATCTTTGCCAGCAATATACCACTCTGCCAGAGGTTGAAGGAATGCAACCGCGCCGCAAAGCGCGAACACTTTTCCTTTATATTCGATCACTTTATCGTGATTACCGGAGTCTATTACGCCACCACAATCGGCTTGGGTATCCGAGGCGACAATGCGGCCATCTGTAACAATCGTTGTCATGCTGTACTTTCCGGTTGGGGCGGTTCACAGTTCGCGATCTCGTCCGCTTTCCAGGCGTCCGGCGCGTAAAGAAATTTTGGGTCAATCTCGTCCATGATTGATTGCGCGAGGAGCAAGCCATTGGCCAAACCGAGCATATACGGGTCAAGGTTCCAATGCCCGTCAAGTAGCTGAACCGCGATGATTTCCTTCAAGTTCTCTAAACGCTTTTCATGGCTTTCCCGAACCGGCCCCATGTGGACGACATTCGTTTGGTCATTGACGAGGAAAGGACGCTTGCTCAATGGACTGTTTCCTTAAGCTGCCATGCGACATTGTGTTTCACGGCCAGCGCTTCTGCGAGTTGCGGATTCAGCTTTGCGATCTCGTTCAAGGTCCGTATCGGATCAGGAGGCGTAACGTCGGCGCGTAGCTCCACATAGAGTCCGCACACCTTGCCGCGCAGATGTTCGCAGTTGATCGCGGCGACCATGTTGTTATTTTTTAGCGCCAAGAATTTTAATCGCTCAAGTTCGCGAAGATGAGCTTCACGAGTGCAAGCAATGTCAATAAGCGCCATCTCCTTCACATGTTCCAGCCATAGGGCGACCTTAGTATTAGACCGTAGCCGGCTGGCTTCTACCCAAATGGCCGGCGCGCTCATGTTTTCCGCGTTGTACGCCGCGCGGTAGGCGTCCGAAGCGTTCTTCCCCGCGACGATCCCAAGCACGAAATTCATTTGACTATCCGTCAAGTCTGGCAGGCCGAAAGGCGATTCCTCGCCGTCGTACACGACAAGAGCATTTTTAGTATTTTCGGTCATGACGTCACCAGAAACTATTTCATAAGGCCCACTTGACAAATAGGAAATGAGTTCTTATATTGAAGGGACAACAGCAGCAGACAACGCAGAGCCCGAAACCGCGTAAGGTGGACACGAACGGCGAAGCGGGAAAAGAGCAGACGCTCAAGGTGCTTCTCAGTTTCTTTAAGGTCAAACCTTAGAGGAAAATGAAAATGGTAATCGGTACAGCCGAACGTGCAACCGAACTGTATATTTCTTGGATAAATGGGAACCGCGAATATGTCATGGACGAGATCGCAGAATGTGACGCTACCATGACCATGCTGGCTGAAATTAGTCTGGTATTTTTACGAAATGGCGGAACCGACCTAGAAATCTTTCTCAAGCATATCGCCAAATACGCCTAAGCCTCTCGGTCATCCTGTTAGCAGGTTGACCTTGAAGACACTGAGAATTGATTTCAACCTGCACCACACTTTGCGGCGTGGCGCGGGATGCAATCAAGCATCAAGTGGCGAAGGTACACCATGACATTTTCAAAATGGCTTGACACGTTTCTAAGTGAAAAGGGAATCGACGCAGAGCAAATGCTTGTTGTCGATGGGCCAAGTGGAGAAAATAGAATCCCCGTTGGCTGTCTTGTCGAAGCAATGAAACAAGCACCCAGAAACGAACGAGACGCGATCAAGACCACAATCGTTAAAATTGACTTCCTGAATGGCGACGTGCTGCATTATTTCAAGCACCTAGCGCAAGCCATTGCGCTGTAATTCCAGCCTTTACCGCGTCGCCCTAGTGGCGCGGTATGGGATGCAATTAGGCATCGAGTGGCGAAGGACAAATTATGAACGACAAATACTTAGACGCCCATTACCAACGCTGTGTCTCTGATTTCGTGAGCCAAGAAGTTCGTCATAGCGCTAATGGCCTTGTCCGTACGCTTGCGAATGGATACGGCACAACAAAAGGCGAACTCAGCGAACTATGCGAGAAGGCTTTTGAGCTGTCTTGCCCCGTAGATGATTACGAAGAACCTGTATTTGAGCATGTCCGCAACCTAGACCGGGAAAGCGTCACTGCTTACCTGGAAAATTGGGGATTTGCCTGCAGTGATGATGAACCAATTGAGGATCTCAGAACGGCTATGATTTCGCAAATTGCGGAAACCAGTAATCAGGATTACTGCGAACACAACAATTTAGAACCGCATCAAGTCGAAATTTATGAACACTGGATCGTATCTAAGTACCTAGCCGAAAGGCTGGCAGAGAAAGGCGAAAAAGTAGATATGGATTTTGAAGGTCTCATTATTTGGGGCCGACCTACTAGCGGTCAAGCGATCTCTATCGATTACGTCATATGCAAAATCTATGACGAAATGATGGAAGCCTAAGTACTTCGCAAGTCCGGCCGGATTCGTCCGGCCGGATCATGGGGCGTACTAAGCGCACCACAAAAAGGGATATAGAAATGACACAGAAAACGCTCTTGCAGAAATATGAAGCACTTCATGACGGCCTATCAGACATGATCGAAGGCGGTAGGCTTACATACGAAATGATACCAGATGATTATGATTGGCTTCTGCTTACTCTGCTAGAAGCCATCGACATGGAGGTAAAGGTTAAGCAAGGCAACCCTCTAACAATAAGCCTTACTCGCCTTAGAGACCAGTTTGCATGAAACTAAGCCTCTTTCCCTGCATTCGTGAGAGTGCAGGGCGACGGGCCTAGCCCGACAACATGAGGATATAGAAATGGACCAGAAAGACAAAAAGCTTTTAGAACTGTATAGAACGATTAGTTTTCAACTAACTCACTTTATAGAAACAAATCAACTTACACATAAAATGATTCCCAATCAATTCCATTGGCTTAAAGCTTCTCTACAGGAAGTCAATGACCTGGAAAAAAGAAAAGAGTCTATGTACCCACTCAATGATCTCGAAATATACACAATCATTGAAGGTCTTAGAAGCCTACAACGCCATGACTGTGGAGATCAAGACATTTTGAACGATTCAGCAATAGACAGTCTTTGCGTGGATCTCAACTGCTAAGCCAGTTCCCCCACATTCTCGCGAGTGTGGGGCGACGGACTTAGGTCCGAAAATGCTAACTTAATGGGAAATAGAAAAATGCAAAAACCTATCGATGTTGACGCAAACCTTTTTAGACTTTGCTATCCATATGTTTCAAAAGAAGAAACGCGCTATTACCTGATGGGCGTCTATGTGACACCTCATCCAGAAGGTGGCGTCTTGATGGTAGCAACGAATGGACATGTTGCAATAGCCATTCACGACGAGTCCGGCTATTGCGCAGAGCCTGCAATTGTCGAAGTGAGCAAGCCAGTTTTAGCGGCATGCAAGCCGAAAAAGGATTGCAAGACTAGGCTTCGCGCGGATATGGGTGAAGTCATTGTCTACGCAACGAAAGGACAGTTTAAAGAAGAAGCGATAGCAATATCATCGCGGCCTTTTATTGAAGGAACATTTCCCGATTACCGCCGCGTATTCCCTATCGATATGAGCGGCCATGGCGAATACTCAAACGCTTATGCGCCGTCTTATATGGCAATGGCCGCGAAGACATGCATGGATCTCAACAGCCACGCATTGCAAATGAATTCCGGAAAAGAATCACCCGGAGTCGTCCGATTTGCTGGCCATAAGAACGTCGTGGTTATTATAATGCGCCTTCGCGTAAACGAATCAGACGATCTCGGTACTATGCCCGACTTCGTCCATCAGACCGGCCATGAATTGAAGCTTATCGAAAAGGCCGCCTGATTGCGACCTATGCCGCGCTGCCCAATGGTGGCGCGGCATGAGATGCAATCATGCATCATGCAAGGGATGTAGTAATGTTCAATTTTGACAGAGTAGACGCGGACTTTTGCCGCGTATATTACCGCAACACTGATCAAGGGTTGTATTGCATACAAGACAAGGGCGCTCAAGGAGTCGAATTTCTTAGGTGTTCATTAGAAGGCGAACCCGAATATCCCCTATCAATGCCAGAAATAAATGAATTCGATAAATTCGTCTTACCTGGCGATAAAAAGCTGAAAACGTTTGACGTCACTGTCAACGCCGAAGCCACTGATTCCCTTCAAGCTACCGTGACCGTTCTGGCCACCACACCAGCCGAAGCGGTCGCGCAAGTGAGAGAAACCATCAAAGAAGAAGGCCCTGGTGACTTTGACTTTCAATTTAACCAATGCGGCCCTAATGGACTTGAGAACATTGAAGTAGAAGAACAGGCCAAAGAAATACCGGCCTGATAAGACGGCCCGATTCCGGAGAATCGGGCCAACCACCCCATCTATATGAAAGGCCATATTATGCAACCACTTGCACCAGCAACCATGAAGTCCGTGCGCAAAAAACAGCTTAGGCTTTCACAAGCAAAGCTCGGTCAAATACTCGGATATACGGGGCGGCAAATCGCCAACATCGAGAACGGAAACTCGCCAATGCCTTTATGGATGTCACTCGCGCTTGCGTGGCTTGTCATCAATGGCTGTACCAATCCATTCACTGATGTTTCGATTTAGGCTTTTCTGTGGCCGCCTGCTTTTTCTCATTTCGAACTTCTGTTTCAGCCAATTGCCTCAATATTTCCAAAGCTTCATCCCTCGCGTCGCCAACATCTCCCGGTACAGGAGCAGTTCTCGCTATTTGATGAACAACCTTCCAAGCTTCCACTGGTGTCATAGCAATCCCTTATGAAATCCGTCTGATATTAACCTGATAGACCTTAATCGTTTCAGCCCGAATCATCAGATTCCATAATTAATTGAATAAACTATCTGTTACTCCGTGTCACTATATTCCATACATACTCATGAAATACGCCTGATGTTCAAATTCACTTGATACACCTTAATCGTGTCACCCGAATCTTCAGATTCAAAATGCAATTCGAGATAATCGTCTTCTATCAACTTCATTATACCCGAGGCCGATAAATCTCCTAGCTCTGAACTATCTCCAGGGTGTTCGTCTTTGATCTTGGTCGTATCAAAACCATTAATACGCAAATGGGCAGTGCAATTGCTACCAGCATCGCTGGTAAAATTAGCATTAAATGAGACCGCATAGTCTCCGGTGCCGTCTTCACCAACAATCAATTGACTGGAGCTGATGCTTATAATTTCATTTTCATCACGAAGTCCGGGCGACGCGCCGGTCCACACCCCAGTCTGAGGAATTGTAGTCCCCGCACTGTCATCTTGCCACATCTCACCATAGGCCACGTCAGTCATCATACCAGGGCCTGATGAACTCAACCAGTCTGAACCGTCAAAAGCTTCAATGCGCTGCTTGTTTGTATTAAAAATCACAACGCCTTTGGACAAATTACTTAGTAGGTTACGTTCAGATGTCGATGATAAAAATACAGGAATTTCACCCCCCAACACATCCCTTCTGATAGTCCTGTAGGCATCTACGGTAAGTTCAGTTCTAGCCGCCGCTAGCTCGACCTCCTGAACGTTCAAAAACGCAACCGTTACCAGGTCGCCAATCACAGTTTCAGTGAAGCTATAGCCTGGAAACCTATGCAGAAGATCATTGGCGTAGATATCTTTGTCCATTATCCCATCCCCGCATAGATAGTTGCATACGTCGTGGTGATGGTGCTGGCCCCTGAATTTCGCGTAATTTCGGGTGTGATCTGATCCCCTTTATTGACCCTAAGAGGGAAAGTCTTAGTGATGCTTTCCGCGTCAGAACCCACAGCTACCAGAACCTCAACAGGGTCATCCAGGTCTCCGAAACCGCTGCCTGTGTCTATCTGCCATCTGAATCTAAAGTCAGTCGTTCCACCTGAACTGGCGACCGTGAAGTCAAACGTGATGTTTCCATCGAACGTCTCATCTCCGATATATTCGAAGGTGCCGAGCAATTCAGAAACCAGCTTCCAGCGCTCCATTGAGCTGCCAGCGACCAAAGCATCCCCCACCGTGCCGAATAACATATCTCTAAAAGTATTGTTCACAATCGCGGGATTCGCGGTGCTATTGTCGTTGACGAAAGCCGTGGCAATGAAAGCCGACGCCGGGAACCCGTTATTGAGAAACCCGAAGACCCGTGGATCGGTCTGGTCAAGACCGACGTCGCGCTCAATCGAACCCGCATTGGTCGAAACGAATACGCCATTGACCGTCACGTCATCGGATACAACATTCAGAGTTTCCTTGAACGCATTGTAAAAATTCGTATCAATGATCTTGAGACTATCACCGGTTGATATGCCATGACCGCCTGCAAGAGCGAGGGTCAGCCGAGTGCTATCAACCGAGCCCGTGGCATCGTCCGCAACGAACGTCCTGAATATGTCGAACTCGACACCAGGTACATTATTGAAGATCTGGAAAACGCCGTCATAGCTCGTCGTCCCCGAAATCGTGACTTCTTCATTTTCGAAATAAGTGGTCGTGCACGATATGGTAGTAAGGCCGCTGCCATTGTTGTCCATCTCCGTAATCGTACCGGTCGAAGGAGAACCATCGGAAATGCTATTGATTGTAGCATTCGTAAGCGTCGTTTGCCTGAATAGATCTCCTATAGATACCGTCGCTCTAGAGACGTTAGTGTTTGTCTGATTGCTTATGCGTGTATCAAGATCAAATACAGCCCCTGTCGAACTTAACGTTCTGGCATCAACATCAGTAAAGGTATGTGTTGAAGCGGGATTTCGCGTATTAATAGTGAATAAGTCGCCAGTTAGTTCTGTTCCTGTTTGAAGAACATTCTCAAAATTGAGAACGAGATTATTGTTTAGCGTGAATCCTGAATCTACATTAATCAGAACAACGCCGCTCATGAGAAATCCATTATAGCCCGAAATAGATCCAACATTATCCCAACCGATAAGTCGTGTCTCACTGAGGCTTACAATAGAAGTTGGTGAAGTAAATGTAAGGCTAAATAAAGTTCCTGTAGAGGTAGACGTAAGACTGACACCAGAGGAAGTGATCAAACTCCCGGTCCCAGAAATAAAGTTACTAGTTCCTGTATAGGTAATGCCGACGCCCGCGTTTCCTTCTCCTGTAATAGTTAAGGCGAATGGAGAATTAATTACGATCCGGTCATTAGTGGAAATCGAGGCTCTTAGACGCCAAGTTGTATTCTCGGTGATTGTTATAGTACCAACAACGGCGAAAGTCTCAATATCTTCAGCGTCGTGAACCTCCACTATATTCGATGGAAGAACGCTGCGCCTAAACCATTCAGTATCATTCCCGGCAGACCGGCTTTCAAATGTCCCCGATAGTGAACTGCCCTGATCTGAATAGTAAACATCAGGGCCGGTGCCAGTGACATTGCCCCTTGGATCTCTATCCCCGGTACGGAACCTTGTCGTCGCTGCGTTCGCACCAGACTTAAATATTACGACCGGAGTAGTATCCCCATCAGCCCCTTCAATGTCCAAGGCTGCGCCCGGATTTTCTGTATTTATTCCGACGTGAAAATCCGCGCGCAAAGTAAGGGCTGGATTAAAGCCTAGATCTCCAGGCGCTTGCTGGCTTGGATCATGGAGCAAAAACCTCAGAGAGCTTAAATCACACTCGGTGGTATCATGGCGCGTTTCAAGCACATGCGTAAAATTCACGCCGCCATCGGCAGAGAATAATATCTGATTGCCATTACCGGTAGCAAGATCGCCACCGCGCAGCCGCATAGTTTGGCCGGTTCCCGGATTGACATCAAGCGTCACAGACGCGGGCGTAACATTTATGCCGAGCGCAGAGCCGTCAAAAATCAGATTTGGCTCAGTCTGTATGTCAGCAACGCCGTTCCCCGTTATCATTTGATTGGCGGTCAGAGTGTCAGACGTCGTGACGTTCCCAGAGCCAGGGCCTGTAGCAGAAAGCTCTAAAAAGAGTGGTGCTGTCGTTAGCAATGTGTAGATTGTGGCCGGAGTGTCTACCAACACAGCTTTGCCGACATTCGCCGAGTCTGTATTGAACGCAGCATCGGCATCCCGCGCGGTAACATCGGCGTACTCCCGCGCATGCAGCGCGTGGCAATTGTCTAATGTATAGTCTTTGTGAAATACATTTGGCATAACATTAGAACCTATTCGGAATACAGAAGTTCAACTCATTATCTAAAGTCAAATCTAGTTCATTTGAAAACGTGAATTCATCCAAAATGACGTCTATTTCGTCGAGCGTATGCCCATCCTGGCTGGTGATCACATCGCCGCCCGCGTTCGTCTCCAATGAAATATTGGCGTCGCTTACGAATTCAAAGAAGATATTCTCGACAGTTTCAAAGCCAAAATCTGAATCATAAATAATGTCCAAAGGCATACTCGCCGCCATGGCGCTGGCAGGAAGCACCAATCGATTGAGCAAAAGTCCGCTGTTGTCAGTGCCTTTATAGTAGCTGACCTCCACCTCTTCGGTCGCGCCTAC